CCCCCCTGCCACACGTCCGTATGTCTGTGGCTGTGCTGAGGCTTCGGGTTGCTGCGTTGCAGGTTCTTCGGTGATACCATGACGCTGACGATAGTCTGCAGATGCTTTCTCGTCTCTGATGCGCTGTAACTCTGAATGCTGAACGGTTGCTTGTGTGCCGTCGCCAAGTGCTACGGTGATGTTCTCACCGTCTGCATCGGTAGCGACAACAACGGCTTCCTCACCAGTAGGCAATACCAACTGCTGACCAGGTACAAAGCGAACTGTACCCTGCGCCTCGTCTATTTGTGATTGAACGTACTCCTGTCGGCTGCGCTCGATGTCGGCTTCACGCTGTTCTGCGGTTGTTACCTCACCAAGCGAAGATATGCCGGTATCAGAGGACGGGTCTATCTGCTTGCGTTCTCCAGTGGCAGGGTTATATACTACGACAATGTTGTCACTCGATGCCTTGTCAACCATTGAGCCGTCGGGCATCATCTGCACATTGCCGTCAACGATATACACTTGTTGGTCGTTACCCTCACTGTCTTTCTCTTTGAGGATGGCAGGGCGCAAAGAGCCGTCAGTATGCTGCATCTGCTTGGTCTGCTCTCGCTGCTGGGCTACCATGTAGGCTGCATCCTCGTTGATGCGCTGCACTACACCGTTCCATGCTTCCTGTGCTTCCGCATTGTTTGGGTCGGTAAGTTCTATGGCGATGTCCTGACGCTCCTGCGCGTCGGCTTCGTGTCCTCTGTTGAAAGCTGCGCTAACAGGGTCGCCCAGCTCACCATCGTCAATGCCGAGTAATGCGGCTATCTTACTGTTACTTGTTGGTGCATCGGGGTCAACAGGTGCTTCGCCACGTTCTGCGGCTTCCTCCTGCTTACGCTTCACGTCGGCAAACAGGCGGTTGGCATATTCGTCAACGGCTTTCTGCTCCTGCTCGCTTCGGCGGTTGCGCTCCTTGCGGATAGCCTTGTCAACATCAATACCAAATTCATCATTGATGGCTGCGCGTACTTCTGATGAACCGTATTTGTCGCCAAGACCGTTGTAGGCATTAAGGATTTTCTCTGCCCACTCTAATTCAACTTCGTTCATTGCTTCGGTCTTGCGCTTCATGAGGTCAAACAAAAGGTTGGCAGGTGCGCCTGTTTCCTCTGCAACAGTCTCACAAGCCTCATACATACGCTTGTTGTCGCCTTGCCAGTCATAATAACGCTCACCCACGTCAAAGCCGTTCAACTCTGCTTGCCTGTTGATGCGGTTCACCTCCACGTCTGCACGTTTCTTGTCGCCAAACGAGCGACTGGTAATCACTCCATTTGCACCAAACGACTGCACGGTGTAACCTGTCACGTTGCCGTCTGCGTCCTTGTCTTCAAGGATGCTTGAACCCATGACGGTTGACATTGGCAGACCATGCCCTGTGAGATAGTAGTACATCTTGGCACGTGCTGCCTCGCTGACGCTGTTATCTGTCATCAACTCGACAAAGCGGTTATATGGTAGTTCAGCCTGTCCGTCGCCTCCCTCAATCATTCTGCTTGCATCGGTGGTGGTAGGACGAGCCTTGTCATATTCTTCTTTGGCTTCGGCATAACGGCTGTATTCCTCCGTGAGGTCTTTTAAGTCGCCGTACCCTCTGCGTTCCAGTTCTTTCTTCTCGTCCTCAGTAAGTGCAAGGTCACCGCGTCCGTCAAGAATGGAACGTAAACGTGTCTCAAAACCAGCCTTGCCGTTCTTGGAGCGTGCAAGGTCGTAGATAACACGCGGTGCAGACTTCAACAGATGTTGTGCCTTGAAACCTGCAATCATTGCCATGTTATCAGTCCAAACGTCCATCAGCGCGTCACCACGACTATTGCGAAGTTCCTCAATCTTGGCTGCACGTTCCTGTTCGTCTGCAATATAGTTGGGGCTGCTCTCATCAGAAAGTGAGTTAATAAGGTCGCCATATTGTCCGTAGGTGTCGATAATCTCCGGCACGGCAAAGATTGTTCCCTCTGCCACTGTTCCTACACCAAGTTCACCGGAACGGATTCCCATCTTGCCAACGGTGCTTTCGGTGGCTCTGACAAGTTTGTCGCTTACATTGCCGAGGTATGGAGCAATTACACCAGTTACTACACCCATCATCAAGCCGTGTCCTGCACGCCCTGCCACATTGCCAAACGAGAAACCGTCCTTGCGTTCACCTGTTTCCTCGTCAATGTAACCACCCCACTTCATTTGGTCGAGTGCTTCGCTTCCTGCCTCGTATGTGCCGAAGTTCACAGCACCACCAATGGCTCCACCAAGCATACGACCTCCGAGCGTGGTGCCAAACTTACGCATGGCTGCTTCGCCAATCATCTTGCCACCGAGCCAAGTTGTGCCTTTAACGACTGCACCACCTGCACCTGCAGATGCCCAAGTGAGAGGGTCTAAGGCAAAGCCTGTAACTGTTCCTGCGATACCTGCGACCTTGTGTCCTTGCTTCTCAAAGCGTTGTTCTGCATCTTCGCGTGCTTCCCAGTCGCCTGTTGTACCTGCTTGCGCTCTTGCCGCTGCTTGCATCAATGTCCCCATTGCGTTACCTGCGGCAACCTTGCGGATGAAGTATTCGGCTGCGTCTTTAGGGGCGTTCTTCGCTACTGCCAGTTCATACATACGTCGGTCGCTCTGCTCACGCGCCATTTCCGTTGCTGCTTGCTGCAACTGTTGTTCTGTGGCTTGTGGGTAGCGGTTCTTCAGTGCGCCGTACATATCTTCGATGATGGACTGCTGTTTCTCCTTGCCCAGCATGTTCCAAGCATCATCAGCCATACGTTGCAGGTCGTGATACTTCAGATGCTCAGTAAACGCCTTGATGCCGTATTCGATATTATCCATGCCTAAGCCACCTGTGACATTGGAGGCATCAGCCATATCATGGAGAGCATTTGCCAATGTTGGCTGTCTGCGCCTGTCAACGTATTCCCTAAATGACTCATTGGCTTTGTCCTCTGCTCGCTGCCATACTGTTGCAGCGGCATTGTCCGGGTCGTACTTATCCATGACTGCGCCCACACGTCCCTCGAAGTCGCTCTGTATGCGCTTCTCGCGGTGTTTGCGTCCCTCGGGTGTTGTGGCTTCCCACTCGTCAAGGTATTTCAGATTGAGGCGCGACTGCTCCAGCGGTGTTGTTACTTCATCGCCATGCGTCGTGTAATACCTGCGCTCCATCTTTCCGCTTTCCGGGTTGAACTTCACTTCGCTGGTCTTACCCAAAGTGTTGCCTTTGCGGATATTCTCCATGCGTGTATTGAAGTCCTGCTGCGACTGCTTCACTTGGCGCATGGTCTCGTCCAACTGCATCTGCATACCCATCTTCTCCTGCCAAGTCGGTTGCCATCCACCTTGCTTTTGTGGCTGTTCATCCTGTTTGGGCTGTGTCGATGTGTTCACAGTCGGGTTTACTTGCCCTGTAGTCTGCTTGACTACCGGCTGCGCTGGTGCTGGCTTCTGCACTGGCTGAACCATCATACTTGCGAAATCGTCAGCACTACCAACATTCAAGCCTAAACTGCGGCTCTTTTGGTAGTACCAATCGCGGTCTTCTTTATTGTCAAGGCTCTTTGTGAAGTCGTCGTAACTGCCTGTGTTTACGCCATTCTTCTTCATTTGCTCATAGAGCCACTTTCTATCGTCGTCATTCCACATAGTCAATTATCTTCTGCTTGGTGGGGTATTTTGGTTGTTGTTTCTTCGGCTTGGAGGTGTGTTGTCTTCGGTAGTGGTTACGCCACCGATGGCACGCAAAGCACTCTGCACGTTCGGGTCGTCGATGTTTGAACCAATCCAGTCCATCATTTGGTCGGCTGAAACTGGTGTTGTCTGTCCTGTTGAGATATTGTAACCTCCTGTCGGGCGACCTGCGGACGGTGTTTTGCTGAACACATACGAGATATTGTGCTGGTTCAGTCGGGTGTTTGGAATACGAACCATACCATTGCCCGAATAGAACTCAGTATATTTGCCGTCCTGCGATGCAGCAATACGCTGACGTTCCAAGCCCTCTGATGCCTTATTGTACCGTCTCGTTTCGGCAATACCAGCAGCTTGAAGTCCCTCGGATGCTCTGTTGTGGCGTTCATGCTCCTTGGAGGTGACATCAAACTGACGTTTGTTCTCGTCGAAACCTTTCTGCCAGTGGTCGTTGTCAGAGTCAAACTTCTTGTCGCGGAAAGCCACATCGTCGGCACGGTCTTTGCGACCTGCGTCAAACTGTTGTTGCCAGTTGTTCTGCTGTTGCTCTGCTTGTGTAACACGAAAGTTGAAGTCGCGGTCTTTGTCCTTGATGTTGCCGAGGGTGATGGCGTAATTCACCAGTCTGTCATTGTCCTTGTCGCGCTGTGCCTTGGCTTTCTCAAACAGTTCTTTGGCTTTCGCCGACATTTTAGGCATATCCATAGCCTTGATGCCACGCGCATGAGAAAACGCCGTGTGAAATGTACCCAAGCCCTCTGCAAGTCTTGCGAGGAAGCCAATGCGCTTCTCGCGCTTCTCTCGTTTCTCTCGCTCCTCTTTTGTCTCGGGCTTGATTGCATCCATCTGACCACGCAAGAACTCCTCCAGTTCAGCGTAATTATTACCCTTGAACTGTGCGTATGGGCTTGCCGTCGTGGTAGTGGTTGTTGATGAAGATGAAGAACCGCCGTTGCCATTCAGCGTAGGAGTGGCAAGCGATGGAGGGGCAGGTGTGCCGTTTCCTCCATCGTCCTGTGTAGGGGTCGCTCCGGGCTGTTGCCCATCATCATTCTGCGAAAAGTCGTAGAATGACGTTGCGCCTCTCGGTATTGTCGTTCCAAATGGGTTTGTTGCCATGATGTTATAGTGTTTACGTGATTATCCAAGTCCCATGCCACTGGCAAAACCACTTGCGGCTCCACCGATAGCGTTACTTACCATGCCGAAGCCATCAACCTTACCTGCTTCGAGTTCGCGCAACTTCTCGTCAAGTTGGTGCTGTCTCTCGCGGTACTGACCCTCAATCTGGTCTTTGCGCTGTGCGCCAGCAACTGCAATCTGACTGGTAGCATCTGACAGTGCTTTCGCATTAGCCTCTTTCGCTGCTGCTGTGCTCTCCTCTGTGCCACCCATCACGGCTTGCGCTCCTGCTGACTGCTGGTTGCGTCGCTTTATCATGTCTGCTGTCTGCGTAAGAATGGCTTGCGCGTCTGCACGCTGAGTTGCATCCTCGTTATACCTGCGGTCGTACCAGTCTTGGTTCTCACGCTTCTGTTCCTTAATCATGGCCATCTGCTTCTTCAGTATCTTGTTCTTACTGATGCCTCCGAAAATGCCACCAAGCGCACCGGCTGCGCCTCCGATTATTCCGCCTAACATACTGTATGCTTTTTAATTGATTAAACAAAACTTATAAGTCGTGTGCGAAATTACAACCTTATCTTTGCACCATCATTTTAAGTTTTGATTTACTATGCCACGCAAAGCAGGAGATGGGCGCGGACGGCTCGGCGGTCGTGCCGCAGGAACACCCAACAAAGACAAGCCATTGAAGACGTTTCTCCGACAACACTCGGTGAAATACTTCACACCCAGCATCGAGGAAAAGGACGATAACGGAAAGAAGACAGGGCAACTGGTCTCGCAGTTTGACATTGACTGCAAGACACTTGACCCGGAAAGCCGTGTCGATGCAGAAATAAAACTATTGAAGTTCCACACGCCTCAGATGCAGTCAACAAGCGTTGACATGACAATCGTCGATGAAAACAGGACGCTCTCTGAACGCATTGCACGCCTCGCTGCTGGCGAAGACATTGCTTCGCCGTCTGAGGAGTAATCCTTACTACTGTTTACTGTATTTAGTATAAAACCGCTGGGCAATCGCTCGGCGGTTTTGTTATGCTACAAAGATAACTTAGTTATAACTAACTTATAACTCACTTATATATAATAATGTGTTAGTTACGACATGAGTTATAACTGACTGAAATTTGTAATCTCACAATTATTCTGAAACATGGCGAAAGAACTACGGAAACACCTAATTATTGTGCTTTTCGTTGGCTCTGAATATCAATAAGTTAATAACTCACTTATAACTCACTTACACTTTTTGTATAACAAGTAAAGGAAAGTAAAGAAAAGTAAAAGAAAAGAAATATATAAAGAAAATAAATTTTCTTATTCGTCGTCGCCGCGCACGTACACACGCGCGTGTGAGAAGATTTCAAAAAAAAGGCTTCACCTTTATGGAGAAGCCTGTATCATGGTTAGAAACCTTTGCCTTTCTGACGCTCATAGACGGCAACCTTGCCGTTGTCGCAGTTGACAATCTTGAATTGGACTATTGAGCGAGGAGGAATATCCGATGGCAGTCCTTTCACCAGTCGCGCAATCACTTCATCGATGTTGGAGCAGCCGATGTCGTCGAAACTTGCCAAGCATTTGCCTTGAAAGAAAGCTGCTGCCTTGATGAGCATCTTCGGTGACAGACGGAACACCGTGCTTTCCTCCTCCTGCGCTGCCTGTTTGCTGGCTTGGTCGGAGAAAAAGATGAAATCAACAACACGCTCGTTCAGTTCCCATGCAGGTGTGAAGTCCAGTTTGATGTATCCGCGAGTGATGCGGTGTCCTGCACTATGGTTCATGCCGAAAGCAACCTCAGATATGGACGCGCCGCAATCGTTCTGCGCCACCGTTCCCCATGTGTGACGGAAAGTATAGACGCAATACCAGTTCTCCTTTGCAATGCCCATGCTCTCACAAATCTTTCGGATGCCTATGTTCACGTTCGCGCTGAAACTGTCGCTGGTGGTGTGCCTGTCATGGAAGTTGAACAGCCATTCACTGCCTGGTACTGAAGCATACTTCTCAAACAACGGCTTGATTATCTCCGGCACACGCATTTCAAAGTATGCTCCATCAGAACGGCTGCGCATGGTCTTCGCACGCTTGTAGTGGATGATGCCACCGTGATAGTCCTCCCTGCGCAGGTTGTATAAATCGACCGTGTTGATGCCTCCAAGACACAACACCATCATGGCTACGTCTCGACCAAGTTCTGGCAACGGCAACTTCATCTTGCTTTCGGGCAGGGGAGAAGAAAAGAACCTGCGGCTCTCCTCCGCACTGATGGCTCGCTTCTCGGGACGGTCTGCATGTGGTATCTTCACCTTTACCCACGGATTGGTCTTCACTCTGATTAGCCCGGTGTCATAGTCGTTCAGTTCCTCGATGGCTGCGCGAAACACCTGCCTCATGCACACAGGGTACATTTCCTTTGCCCTGTTCGTCTTCTCCAAACTCTTTATCCACTTCGCCACGTTCGTAGAGGTCAGTTGCGAGAACTTCACTTTGGTGGTGCCGAAGTAACGCTCCATGTGCTGGAGTGCCAACTCGTAGTTTTTAGCGTTCCTCGCCTGTCCGTTGTCGATGAGCCTGTCAATGTGCCGTCGCGCATAGTCAGAGAAGCACAAGTCTTCCTCACCCTTTTGCAGGTAGTCCACAACCATCCGAGCCGTCCAGTTGCGAGTGTCCGTCTTGTTCAACTTCGCATTATAGTCAAGAATGAGCGCGGTGCAGAACTGCATCACTACAGGGTCGGTGATTTCCTTACTCCTTGACAGTTCTCGCTTAGTCACCATCTTGTCCGTCTTGATGTACTGTGTCGTGCGGTTGTGCGTCACTCTGATATAGACAGGAAAGAACCCGTCATTGCGCATCTTCTGCACACATGCTTTCAGTGTTGCCATAATCTGTGTTCCTATCGTTTTTTGTTATACATCTGTATCTTGTTGTTATCTCGGTCATTCTGAACTCTAAACACGCTCTAAACATGGGGTCTGAAAACTCGCAACTTTCTCTAAACATTTCCGTTCATTCTGCTCATTTTCCGTGTCGGAATGAACGAACCTCCATTTACGAAGTTAGGCGGAAGTCCCTTTGTTTTCGGGGCTTACCGCCTAACTCGCTTAGTTTCAAGTTCCGTCGCTTATTCCTCAACGGCTGCCTGCGCGGCTCTTTTTGGTGCCTCAAAATAAGCGAGTTTGCGGTTTTCTCTAATCAATGTCTAACTCATTCGTTTTTCTCCGTCAAATCGTAATACAACTGAACTGCTGCATCAGTAGAAAATGCCTCTGCCCATGTCTTGAAGTCGTATTCCAGTCCGCTAACCTTATCGAGGTATGGACTTTCCCAAAGAGCTTCCAATGAAGCGTAGGTTTCTGCTGGGTCTTTGCCGTATGCGTCCACCACTTCCGTTCCATATTGCTCAACGAGTATCCTTGCCCAATCGCTTTGCTCGCAACCGGGATTGAGACGCAACACCTCGAACGCTGCGGCTTTTAATTCTTCCAGCGTATCATCCTGCTCGTTTGCCTCCGTTACGGCTTTCATCAGTATGGACAACTTGCGAAATGCGATGTCTTCTTTACTGCTCATGTCTGTTTTATTTCAACTTCATCAAACTGTCAAAGTTTTCACGACTACCAACATTAAGACCGATACGAAGACATTTCTGATAGTACCAATCTCTATCTTCTGCAATATTGTCGAGACTGTTGTTGAAATCTTCATAACTACCAGTATTTACTCCATTCTCATTCATCTTAACATAAAGCCACTTCCTGTTTTCGTTTCCATATTTAGACCAATCTGCATTTAACAGGCTGTCTTTTGACGCATTCTCTTGCAAGCATTCCATAACTTGCCTATAAATCTTGTCATTGACACATTCTGAACAAACAGAGTTCCACGTCGAAGCATTTAGTTCATCTTTGGAATAAACATTTACAGGCGATGCCCCATGTATCCGTGTGATACCTTTGCACTCGTTCGTCGAATGGAGTATTCTTTGGTCATCAACATAGACGTACTTACCCAAACCTTTCTCGGGCAGACTAAAATATATCCACACTATCCCATATACCAATATGGCAATGCAGATAATTATCTTGTACGTCTTCTTCATTTATCCATCAGTATCTTAATCGTCCGCTCTTTTTCCTCTAAAAGTTTCTCCAACATAGCCACACGCTCTTGCAGCACGGCTGTATTATCATCCATCGTTACATTACCAGCAACATTATTGTTACCGGCTACTGCTATACCATTACCCGATGCTACTGCATTTTGGTGTTCACGTTCTTCCTTAAAAAAATAACTGATAGGCATATTTGTCACTGACGCAATTCTCTCAATGGTTGATGTGCGAACATCTTTTGCAGTAAGAATTGCGCTAATCGTCTGAGGGGTGACCCCCATCTGCTCGGCAAGTTTTCGTTGTGAAATGCCGAGTGCATCAATCAATTCTTTTAAGTTTTTACCAGTCATATAAGACAGTTGCTTTATTAAAAAACCTTAAATTTTCAAAGAAATAAGCCTATTGTCTTGCTTGTATCAGACAAATGTCTTACCTTTGCATCGTGTTTAAGCCTCGTTGCTGTGCAACTGGCTTGTTTTCAAACTGCAAAGGTAATCATTTTTAATTAAATAAACGAAAGAAAATGGCAAAATCTGAATTTCGCGTCGTTCGAGAAACGCAAGTTAACACTCCCGAAAGCCTTTTGACGGTTGAAAAGGGAGAAACGGTAAGAGTATCGTGCAAGGACTTTTCGCCTTATAGCACGGTCAAGAGTGCAGCCACACGCCTTAACCAGCGTGCTGGCTGTGTTGAGTTTGAGATAACCACACCCGACAATGGTGCAACTATCATCATCAAAAGAAACTAATCATGAAAGAATTGTTCACTCCATTCAGAAACTGACGCGTTATCGTGCTTGCAGTGCTTGTGATGGTCGCTGCCGTGTTCATTATCGGCGACTGCGACGACATGGGTTATCTACTGTTTACAAAGGGTGTTGGCTTCGGTCTCGCCTACATCATCTATCGTCTTGGCAAGTATTGGGATGCCAAGGGCAAAATCAATGAGTTAACAGCACTCGCAGAAGAAGAATAACCATGAGTACCTATATCCAGTTTCCCGACAAGGTGGTGTCATACGACACGTTCATGGACGACCTTTCATCGCGCATAGTTCGCAAGATGCAGCGTGCGGAGGCAGACCCTAAGACGGTCAGCCAACGAAAGGCTTACTCCATCTTCGGACGTGCCAATGTTGACCGCTGGCGCAAGGAGGGACGCATACATCCTTGCAAGCGTCCGGGCAAAGTGGAGTATTGCATGGCAGACTTACGACTTCTTCAGCAGACGCAACAAGATTACTTCAAACGCTAACGAATATGGATTACGCAATTTACAAAACTACCGACGGCAAGCACCCTCGCGTTATTCACCGCTTCACACAGGAGGCTTGCAACCACAAGGCAAAGGCTGCTGCGCGTGAAAAACTAAATGATATGTGGCTCCGCGTCCTCCAGCGTCCGATGCTCCATCACAACCCCAAAGGTACAAAGGACGATTTCCAGTACGACTACATGACGAGCGTCAACACTTCCGAGTGCATCCGCTTCTACATAGACAAATTATAAGTTAAACCATTTAATAGTATCAATCATGAGTCAAATCACTCTCACCGTCGAGCAGCTTAACGAAATGCAGCCCCTCGACATCGTAACGTCGCCTATCGTTCGCGACAAGTTCATCAACATCTATGATACCCTTTGGGGTAATGGCACAGGCGAAGCAGCCTACGAGCGCGAAAGCAACTACTTCAACAAGTTGCTGCGCGATACACCCGACCTGCAAAAAGGCACTCACTTCTCTTTGTTTACAGCGTTTATCGACCTCGCAGTGTGTGGTCTATCGCTTGAACAAGGTACACGCGCCTTGTGCTACCTTATCGGGCGCAACCAAAAGACAACTCCGAAACTCGACCAGCAAGGCAGACCTTTGAAAGACCAAAAGGGCTACATCATCTACAACTGGGAGGGTCGCGTTGTTCTCACTATCTCTGCTTACGGCGAACTGGTGCTGCGCGAACGTGCTGGACAGATACGTCATGCCGACAACCCGGTACTGGTGTATGCCAACGACGAGTTTTCTTTCTCTGATAAGAATGGACGTAAGGAAGTGGAATATGTTTGCCACCTGCCTCACACTGGTCAGCGTATCGTGGCTTGCTACCTCCGTATCACTCGCGCTGATGGGAGCATCGACTACTCTGTCATGACAGAAGAAGACTGGGTGCGCCTCGCTCAGTACAGCGCACGTCAGAACAAGAATGGCGGTGCCAATGCTCTCTATGGAGTTGACCAGCAAGGTGTGGTCAACATTGACAGTGGTTTCCTCATGGCGAAGTGTATCAAACACGCTTTCAAGACTTATCCAAAAGTCCGTATTGGACGTGGTACTGAGTTGCAGAGCCAGCAGGTTGAGGAGAAAGAAATTGAAATCAACGACGATTTGTATGGTGTTAACACCGAGACTGGCGAGGTCATGCAGCCAGAGCCACAGCCGTTCGGACCTCCTGCCAACGACGTTTCTGCAGGTGTAACCGTAGATGCCGGTGATGATGATGGCTTCTAACGAGAGAAAAGAAAGCGCGTGCAAAGGATGTCCGCAAGCCTATCGCGCAATCAACGGTCTCTTTTGCTCACGCTTACACAGATATGTAGAGTATTTCTTGGTTCAACCTTGCACAAACATTATTCAATCCACAAAACAGGTATCATCATGACAACAGAAATAACAATTTTTGAACCGCAGAATGTAGGCACGATTGCAAAAGTCGCGCCACAGGCTTTCAAAGAGAACAGCGTTTCACACGACCGCTGCCTCCAGTTCGGACATGAACTGCTCAACCGCGTAAATACCGAGGGTATGTCCGACGAACTCGACCAAGAGATTGCAACATTCATTGAACGTGCGAAGAAGACATTGAAGAAGATGAACGGCAAACGCTCTGCAGTTACCCAACTCTTTGACAACATCCGTTCGGTCTATACAAAACTGGAAAACGAGGTTGACCCTGCAAAGAAAGGAACGGTTGCAGCACAGTTGCAGGAACTCCGAAACAAATACGCTGCCAAGAAACGTGAGGAATACGAGGCAGAGCAGCGCAGAAAGCAGTTGGAACAGGCTAAGGTGATGGCAAAGAACAAGTATGCTACCGATGTCGAAGACGACCTCCTGCGCCAGTTCAATGCGCTTGTTGCTTCTACGTGTAACCGTCTTATCGAACTTGACAAGTCTCTGACACTTGAAAACTATGCCATCGTTTACGATGGAGTGAAAAACACCAGCGACCAACTTTCACAGGACTGGTTCAATGCGCTTCGTCCCGAAGTGCTGATGCCCTCAGTTCTCTCGCCCGAAGACGCGCGTGCCATCGCTGCCGAAGTGAAGCAGAAGATACAGCAGCGTTTCAAGGAACAATTCACTTTTGAGATTTCCATCAACCGCGACGACATTCTTGACCGTCTGCCATCCAAGCGCAAGGAATTGGAGCGCATTGCCAAAGCCAACAAGGAGGAGGCAGAGCGTATCAAGAAACAGATGGAGGAGCGCGAGCGCAAGGAAGCCGAACAGCGAGAGAAAGAACGTGTCGAACGTGAGGCAAAGGAGAAAGCTGCTGCCGAACTCGCTGCACAGAAGCAGGAAATTGACGGTCTCTTTGGTGCCGCTGAAATACAGGTCAACCAGTATCAGCCGAAAACATCAGTCAAAAAACGCCTCAACGTACTAAACTCTGAGGGCTTCATGCAGGTAGTTGGTATGTGGTGGGCGCAACACGGCTGCACACTCTCTGTTGCTGAACTTGAAAAGATTTTCTCAAAGCAACTGACATACTGCAACAAACTGGCTAACGACAAAGAGCACCCAATCTTTATCCAGTCTGAACATATTGAATACGTGGACGATGTAAAAGCAAAGTAACTATGTACGAAAGCGGATATTACCCAGCAGGTGCGGAGCATGACCCAAACGCTCCGTGGAACCAGTCAGACCCCGAACCAGTATCGCAGGACATCGAGTATTCTTGCACCATGCGTCGCACTGCAACCGTCGAGACTACCAACTATGTGCCTGGTACATGGGAAAAAGACGAGGACGGCTTTGGCTATCGTGACGGTGATGATTTCTCCGATACCGATTGGCTGTCCGACTTCAAAGATACCTATCGTACACCGAAAGAACTCATTGACCTGCTCAAAGAAACAGCCAAAGAACTTGCCAATGGCAAGATGCCTAACAAGCCAAAATCGTTTTGGAAAGACGTAATGGCTGACTGCGAAAACTGGAGTATTGACGATGAAGAAACAGAAATGCTTTGATTATGATGAATACCCAAGATATAAACTACTACGAGCGAAGTGAGGTCAGCAACTCTGACCTCACCGAACTCAAAAACCTGCTCCATCCGCGTCCGCAGTTTGGCGATAAGGAAGCAGCGTTCCGCTTCGGCTCTCTTGTCGATGCCATCATCACAGAACCCGACCGCGTGAACTACTACCAGTTCACCGTTGACGATGTTCAGTACACTGAAGACGAGTTCCGACACGCGCAGGAAATGTACCGCTCTTTGCGTCGGGAGGCTCGCAATGATGCTTTTCTTGCAAAGGTGCTGGAGATTGCGGACACGCAACGCTGTATGGTAAATAAGCAACAGCAATTCGAGTATGGTGGGTTTGTTTTCACTCTCGACACTCGATGCAAGTGGGATTGGTTCCTTGACCTTTTCGGCTTTGGTGGCGACCTCAAAACGACTTTCGCTTCTACGCAGAAAGAATTTGACGAGGCTGTGGACTTCTTCGACTGGGACAGGAGCCGTGCATGGTACATGGATATAGCACACTCCGACCGTGATTTTATCTACGGCATCAGCAAAAAGAACTGCTGCGTGTTCAAGAAGTTCATCAACCGTGGCGACGCTATTTACAACCGTGGACGTGAGAAATATGAAGAACTGGCTTTCCAGTATTGGTGCTTAAACTTATAGTCAGATGGAACTGAAACACAATCTTAAAATAGAACCATACCCATACCAGCGTGAGGGTATCATCTTCGGGCTTGACAAACACAGGCTGCTCATCGGTGATGAACCGGGACTTGGTAAGACACTCCAGTCCATCGGCATTGTCGATACGGCTAACGCCTACCCTGCGCTCGTTATCTGTCCGTCCTCTCTTAAAATCAACTGGCAGCGTGAGTTTGAGAAGTTCACAAACAAGAAAGCACTTGTACTTGACAACGCTACACGCACGGCATGGCCGTATTTCCTGCAAATGGGTATGTTCCATGTTGCCATTGTCAATTATGAGAGCCTACGCAAGTATTTCGTTTGGGACATCAATTCTTCAGACCGTCGTTCTTTCCGTCTCAAAGATGTTGTATTCAATGATGCCATCAAGGTTTTTCGCTCGGTTATCATTGACGAAAGCCACCGTGTCAAAGACCCAAGCGCACAGCAGACAATCTTCACACGGGGCATTGTTGAGGGCAAGGACTTTCGCATTCTCCTTTCGGGTACGCCTGTGGTAAATCGAGCAGAAGACTTGGTTTCCCAACTCTCCATCATGGGCAGGTTACAGGAGTTTGGAGGTCGTGGCAAGTTTCTCGCTGACTATGGGGAGAATGACAACCTTGAAGAACTGTCACAGCAACTCTACCGCCGCTGCATGATACGACGTGAAAAGGCAAAGGTGCTGACGCAACTGCCCGACAAGACACGCACAGACCTCTATGTGGAAATATCCAATCGTGAGGAATACGAACTTGCAGCAGAAGACCTTGCCGAGTACCTGCGTCAATATAAGGAGTGCTCCGATTGGGAGATACGTCGCAAGATGCGCATGGAGGCTCTTGTCAAGTTTATGACACTGCGCTCGCTCTCTGCCAAGGGTAAGGTAAAGCAAGCCATTGACTTTGTTCGCGTTTTCCTTGCATCCGGCAAACCACTCATCCTGTTCTGCTCACTCCATGAGATTGTAGATGAACTGTGCAAGGCTTTTCCTGATGCTGTACGCGTAACAGGGCGCGATAATGCCACATCGAAGCAACAAGCCGTTGACAGTTTTCAAAACGGATATAGCCAGTTGATTATCTGCTCAATCAAGGCTGCTGGTGTTGGACTGACGCTGACGGCATCGTCAAACGTGGCTTTCGTAGAATTTCCTTGGACTTATGCCGACTGCTGCCAGTGCGAAGACAGAGCGCACCGTATTGGACAAAAAGATAACGTGACGTGTTACTACCTCATCGGTCGCCATACCATCGACCGTGCGCTCTACGACATCATCCACAAGAAAAAGTCCATTGCTAACCAAATCATGGCTGCTGACGATGAGATACCTACCGACGAAATGTATTTCAACGAACTGGCTTCTATGATACTCAACCCAGACAATGACGATGGAGATATGCAAGACTGACATCAAAGCAATCATCGGTTTTCTCGATGATGCGGCAACGCTCGTAGATGAGGAATGCCAACGGCGAAGCCAGCAGAAACGCGGCTACCTGCTGATGCTCAACAAGGCAAGGCTCATGCGACTAATGAAACAGAAACTTGAACGTAAATTATAAACTCTAAAATTAAAAAGTTATGACAAAAAGAGAAATCGCCAAGGAACTGGCTAATCGTTCCAACCTCACCCCATCACAGGCTACTCACGCCGTCGAGGGTATCGTTGAAATCATCGCCGACGCACTCGCCAAGGATGAACCTATCCTGCTGCGTGGCTTCGGCACAATCAAGACAGTGCAGCGTGCAGCAAAGCCAGCACGCAATATCAGCAAAGGCACAACGATGATGCTGCCACCTACCAAGCAAGTGAAGTTCATCGCCTACAACGAACTTAAAGAACGTATTAACCATCATGGACGTTATGCAATACTTCCGTAAGAGCAAGGGAAACAACAAGTATCACGCTCAGAAGTCGGGTGGCTATGACTCACGAAAGGAACACAGACGCGCCAACGAATTGCGACTGATGCAACGAGCAGGGCTTATCTCCAATCTGCGTGAACAGGTTTCCTACGAACTCATACCGGCACAACGTGGTGCCGATGGCAAAGTGCTTGAACGTGCGTGCAACTACATCGCTGATTTTGTCTATACCGACAAGGACGGAAAGACTGTGGTCGAGGACACAAAGGGAATGCGAACTGATGTGTACCGCATCAAACGCAAACTGATGTTACATGTTCATGGCATAAGAATTACAGAACGATAAATACTTGACGATATGGCTACGCGGCAAATAAAATCTACAAATTATTTCTCCCACGATAGTAATGCACGCAACGACGAGAAACTGGTGCGACTGCGCATGAAGCAAGGGGCAGCAGGGTATGGCGTGTATTTCATGATACTGGAGCGGTTGAGGGAGGAAGCCGACTACATGAGTGCCAAAGATTATAACATGATAGCCTTTGACCTTCGTGTGGATGCTGCCATTGTCAAGTCAGTTGTTGAGGACTTCGGGCTATTTACCTTTACCGATGATGGTAAGTGTTTCTATTCGGAAAGTTTCACTCGACGTATGGACATCAAGGACACGCTGCGCCGTCAGCGTTCCGAGGGTGGTAAGATTGGCATGAAAAACCGTTGGAAGAAAGAACAAGGAAAACAGGACAAGGAAGTTAAGCCACAACCGAAAGCTGCTTCTGCGCCCACTCCAAAACCTACAACAACGACACAACCAGCCGACAACCAAGCCTGTCTCAAACGCTTCTTTGGCAAAGAGAACGCCAGTAATCTTGAAGTATTGCTAATGAACTTCGGACTGAAACCCGACGACATTACAATGATACGCAAGGTGGCAAAGGAAGTTGTTGCGGAATGGGAAATATCCAAAAAAGAACATACCGACTACACCGACTGGTCTCAACATCTTATCGCCACAATGCGCATTAAGGTTAAAGACAAGCAACAGGCAAAAGGCAAGACTGCCATCAATGAAACAGAACCGCCATCATCTGCCGACTATCAGTATGACGGTGGCTTTGGAAGCAAAGATGTATAACTCTCACAACTATGACAATGGAAGAACAGAAACAACTGACAGAGGAACAAAAGCGTGAGGCACAACAGAAAGCGGCTCTCGCACGGATGCACATCAGCACACTCAACCAATGCGTGGAACGTGCATGGAAAAAGATGCAGCAGGAAAAAGAGAAGTCACAAGACCTTTCCATCAAGGAAGTGTTTGACGCTCATGCCAAAACGCTAATGTGGGTGGCAAACAACGTAGTGTTGGCTCACCAGCGACGCAAGTTCGTGGTCGATGATAACAACCGGGACGTGCTGCGCTTCTTGCTCTACTACTTCAACGGCTGTCCGCTCGCTGAAGATGTGTTCCCCGGACGTGGCTATAAACTGCACAAGCATATCATGTTGCAAGGGGCTGTCGGAACTGGTAAGACATTGCTCATGCAAGTATTTTCGGAGTACCTGCACATTACAGACAACCCTCGTTTCTTCCATAACCTTTCCGTAACGCAGATGGTGAACTACTACACGCTGCACAACAACCTCGACCGCTACACTTTCAATGAGGAGGAAAACAAGGGGTTCAAGTGTGAACCGGTAAACATCTGCCTCAACGACATCGGCGTACAATCTACCAAGTTCTACGGCACGGACACCGAAACACTCACTAACGAGTTTCTTCATGCTCGCAACGAGATTTGGACGCAATACCACAAAATGGCACATCTTACAACCAACCTCACTAACGAGCAACTGAAACAGAAGTACAGGGATGGCTTCGGGCGACTGCTCGACCGCTTCAAGACCTACAACATTATCCCACTCACAGGGGATAGCCGGAGATAATTCACTTATTATTCACCAATAAAATCAAAACAGTATGGTAAAAGATTTCATTCCCGAACTCCAACCGCTGTTCTGCTCTCGCGCTTCACTGCTGCAAGCACAGGACAAGTTGACGAACAATCCCGACATGGATTGTCAAATGCGCCTACGTTTCGCTGATGGCTCGGAAGTCGCGCTCAAAATCAAGCGTGCAGACATTGAGAACATCATCACGGAACACATCGGCACTATTGAAACCAGCATACAAAGTACGCTGGACGAGATTGTAACAGAAGAAACAAACCAAAACGACTAAATCATGAGAAGTAGAACAGCAAACTGGTTCATCTGTAAAATCCGCTACGAGAAAACTATGGAAGATGGACTGCAAAAGAAAGTAACGGAAACATACGTTGTCGATGCTGTCTCTTTCACAGAGGCAGAGGCACGTATCATCGAAGAAATGTCCGCTTACATAAGTGGAGAGTTTGAAGTAATTGAGATTGACCGTGCCGTGTTCAAGGAGATTTTCTTCATGGACTGGGCTAAGAAAGTTCTCGACAATGATGCCAAGAAACTAAATGATGCCATTAAGAAGAAAGACAAAGAGGCTTTCAAGGAATGGTATAACCAGTCTCTCGAAGACAAGATGCAGAACACCGATACTCGTTGGTACAAATCGAAACTCCAGTTTATCACCATCGACGAGAAGACAGAGAAAGAAAAGCGCAGTAACGTGTACTACCTCGTTGAGGGATGCAGTTTGGAAAGTGCGCGAAGAAACATTGACGAAGTAATGGGTGGCACTATGATTGACTACTCCATTGCATCAGTCTCTGAAACACCAATCATGGACGTGTTTGAATACAAAGTCAAATCTGACAAGTAAACCCTATTATTAACAATCAAAAGTTTTAAGACAATGAAAAAGTACATTGGGAAAAAGACCATCATGGCAAAGCCGATGGCAAAGAGTGAAGCAGAACAAGTGTTGAACCGTAGCCTTGCCGATGCAAAAGGTGGTGAAGACGGCTACCTCATTGAGTACCCGGATGGCTACAAGTCTTGGTCGCCAAAAGAGACGTTTGAGCAAGCCTATAAGGTTGCTGAAACCTACCTCGACCGTATGCGTATTGAGTATGCCGATGTCAAGGAGCGCGTTTTGAAGCTACACACGTTCTTGATGTCCGAGGAGTTCAGAGCATTGACTAAAGAGAAACAGGCAAAGTTGCAAGCCCAGTGTGGCGCAATGTCCGCCTATGTCGAAATTCTTGGTCAGCGTATCGACGAGGCTAAGATGGAACAAAAACAACAGGAGGCTGCACAAGCAGCTGTCGCTGCACAGAAGATGCGTGAAAGCCTCGTCGGTCTCACCATCGTAGAGGCTTGCAAGTGTGACTTATGCCCAAGCGAGACAACCGATTGCAAGAAACTCATCCTTGCCGACGGCTCGCACATCTGCGTGAAAGACATGAGTAAACAACCCTCTAAAGCACAGTAACCATGAGTAAAGAAATAACTATCCCTGTTCCCGACGGCAAACGTGCCGAGTGGATTAACGGTGTTCTTACACTCGTTGACGAGCAGAAAGTAGAAAACCGTCCTGTAACAGACCGTATCAAGACGCTTGATGATGCCTGCAATGCGCTGGGCGATGAGCATCCGCTTGTCAAAGAATACTTGAGAGTAGCAGATGGCAATATTATTTTAGACGACCTCTATGCTTACCTCAAACTCCGCATCATCGTCGCAGCCCTCAATGAGGGCTGGGAACCGAAGTTCGAGAAAGGCGAATACCGTTACTTCCCTTGGTTCTATCTCTACACCAAAGAACAGTACGACGAGTTAGACGATGAGGAAAAATGGCGTTGTGTTGTTCGCTCCGGCAACTACGCGAGCTCGCACGGCGGCTTCGTGTACTGCAACGCGCATAACGATGCTTCGTACTCGAGCACCAGCCGCGGCTCTCGGCTTGCCTTCAGAAGTCGTGAACTCGCAGCCTACGCAGGTAGGCAATTCATCGAGGAATGGGCTGACTTTATGTTTAAGCCTCGCACAGGCGAGGAGTTAAACGGAAAGTCAGAAGCAGCGAAAACCACCATCGACTTCAACGACAATGAAGATGAATAACGGACTCTTACAATTCTTCAATCTTGTAAAGGCTATGCGTGAGGCGCAAAGGGAATACTTCTCTACGCGCTCTCACGAAGCCTTACAAAAGGTTCGCTCACTTGAACGTAGTGTAGATGCCTACATCAAACGTGGCGACGATTACCTTAAAAAACAAAATCAAGAACCAACTTTATTCGATAATGACTGATAATATTAAACTCCTATATATAGACCTGTTCTGTGGGGCTGGCGGCACCAGTACAGGTGTTGAAAAGGCAACCTTTCACGGTGATAAGTGTGCCAAGGTCATTGCCTGTGTCAATCACGATGCCAATGCCATTGCATCCCATGCTGCCAACCATCCCGATGCGCTCCACTTCACGGAGGACATACGCACATTGGAACTATCTCCACTCGTTGCGCACACAGAACGCTTGCGCCTACTTCATCCCGATGCTTACCTGGTACTATGGGCTTCACTTGAATGTACTAACTTCAGCAAAGCAAAGGGAGGGATGCCACGCGATGCTGACAGCCGTACACTTGCAGAACATCTGTTCCGATATATCGAGGCTCTGCGTCCCGATTACATTCAGATTGAGAACGTGGAAGAATTTATGTGTTGGGGCGACATGGACGAGAACGGACACCCTATCAGCAAGGACAAAGGAAAGTCGTATGTCCGTTGGGTGAACAACGTCTGCAAATATGGCTATTACTTCGACTGGCGCATACTCAATGCTGCGGACTATGGTGCATACACCAGTCGTAAGCGTTTTTTCGGGCAGTTTGCCCTGCATGGTCTGCCTATCGCTTTCCCCAAAGCCACACATGCCAAATGCCCTGCAAAGTATGAGCATAGCCTGTTCCCTGCCGACAACATGCAGCCTTGGAAGTCTGTGCGCGAAGTTCTCGACCTCAACGATGAGGGGGAAAGCATCTTCGGACGCAAGAAACCGCTTGTCGAGAAAACACTGGAGCGTATCTATGCAGGGCTAATCAAGTTTGTTGCTGGTGGCAAGGAGGCTTTCATCGTGAAGTGGAACAGCGTCAACGGAAAGACTGGCAAGTATGTACCGCCAAGCATCGACGAACCTTGCCCTACTGTTGCTACACAGAACCGCCTTGGCGTGGCAAAAGTGCAGTTCCTCAGAAAGCAATTCGGTGGCGACCCAGCAGGAAAGAACATCAGCGTGGAAGAACCTGCTGGCACAATCACCTGTCGAGACCATCATGCTTTTGTGTCGGCTCACTATGGCAACGGCTTCAACACTTCCGTTGATGCTCCTGCGCCTACGCTTACTTGTAAAGACCGCCTCGGACTGGTAACAAGCAACTTTCTTGTTAATGAGTATAGTGGCGGTGGACAGACATCTGATATAGATAAGCCATGTCCAGCATTACTTACCAACCCCAAACAGAAAGTCGTGTCTGCTCAATATCTTATGAACCCTCAATTTGCCAACAAAGGAGGCAGCATCGACAAACCTTGCTTCACGCTCATTGCTCGCATGGATAAGATGCCACCTTATCTTGTAAGCACAAAGGAGGGTCTTGCCATTGAGGTTTACGAGACTGACAGCCCTGCAACCATACAAATCAAGGAGTTTATGGCTCTGTATGGCATAGCAGACATTCGTATGCGTATGCTGCGTATTCCCGAACTAAAACGTATCATGGGCTTTCCCGAAGATTACACACTCATTGGCACACAGGCAGAGCAAAAGAAGTTCATCGGCAATGCCGTTGAGGTGAACATGGCGCGTGTCCTTTGCGAGGCTCTTTGCAAAAAACTTAATCAAAAGAAACAAGCAGTATGAAAACCTATTATCTTACATTATCAAAAGTATTCCCATCTACCCATGCCAAGGCAGGTATGAATACGTGCTTTGAAGAGAAACTTCGTGTATATAAGTTGCACACCATCAGAGCCAACTATGACTTTTGGAAGAAACGCTTTGAGCAAATTGCAGCAGGAAAGGCTTGCCTTTCCGTCCGTCAGTGGGTCGGCAAACCTTATGGCAAAGGTTCTACACAACGAGAGATTGTCCGTCTTACCCGTGAGGATGGTATCGGCATACAGAAACTGAGAATATATGAGCATGAGCCTCTTCCTGTTGTGTATGCTGACAGGTACACTACGCCTGTTGACTGGCAAGAACTCGCAACCAACGATGGACTTTCTCTCAATGACTGGCGTGAATGGTTCAAAGACTACGACCTTTCACAGCCAATGGCAATTATTCATTTCACACCTTTCAGATACTGATACGATATGGTATTTATCAACAATTACATGGACTTGCAGAATGACATGCATTTCTATCAAGAGAAGTTCCCATCAACACATACTACCTATAACAGTATAAAAACTATTGTTAATGGACATGATGGAGACCCTGTCGGTGCCGTGTTCGGTGTAGAGGTCGCAAGCGACTGGAATGAAAAGTGCTATGGTTTTGAAATAGACAAAGTGACAAGTAAAAATACTTATGTGAAATATGTCGGAATATGGAAAACGTAAAGATATGGACAATAACGAAATTACAACAGCACTCCCAAATGTGAAGTGGAAAATCATGGACGCTGACCGGGCAAAGGAACATCGTCTTGAACTGATAAAGATTGATGATGATAACGTCCTACTATCAATCAACCTCAGATACATTCCAATTGGAATGACAATCACAGATTTCATAGAGAACATCATTCAAACTGGTATAGTAATCATCGACAAAAAAGAATAATATTATGGCACAAGAAAACATTCCAAACGTGACCTTTGACGAACTGGTCGTTGAAGTAGAGAAGTCCTTAAAGGACATGCACAAAGAACTGCGCTGTCAGCGCAACAAGTATGGCACAGAGTACAATTACAAGAACAACTATGAGCAGCTTAACAGACGCTTCGGTGAAGACCCTCGCAAACTGATTGACGAGTACAATCTTATCCTCGATAAGAAGTCTAACCAGCCTGTTGCAGTCCGCGAACCCATCAAAGCGATAGTTGCCACAGCTATTAACCGCCTCATCGCTGCCAAGATGAAAGAAGCAGAGGAAGCAGACAAATCCAAAACATAACAGGCGTTCACGCCTAAACAACGCTACCTTTGCAAGCGTACACATTAGCAAGTGATGTTATGATTAAAGAACTACAATACAAAGGATATGCCACTGAACCGTCAGACTATGAATGTCCCGACGGTCAGTTGGCTACGTCCTTGAACCTCATCAATGAGGACGAACAACTCAAACCAGTATTCCAGCCGTCTGTGAAATTAGTTCTTGATACAGACTGCAAGGTAGTGTTCATTCATAAAACAAATCTGTTTGAACACTATATTATTCATAACACTTCAACAAATGCCTTGTATTGGATTGACAGTAACGTTACTTCTGTCACCTTGTCTTCAAGCAATCAAATTGGTAGTTATTATGCAATCTCACACCTCAATGCTGTTGGCAATACGTTGTTAGTGTTCACTGCAACAGCAATTAATTACTTGCTTTGGAAGAATGGTGGGTATAACGTATTAGGAAATAAGTTGCCGGAAATTGCAATATCGTTTGGGTTAATGGGACATCCTCGTCTTTACAGTCTTGTTACTGAAGACGGAAGCTCTAAACTGCGCGGCACGTTTAACATATCATTCAACGGCATCGGTCGCGGCGACCTTTACAATACTTTCAGCGACGAGAACAAATCAAAAATCACCTCACAGGTGATGGCAAAAGTAAATAAGTTCATCGCAGAGCAGACAATAAACAAAGGACGGTTCTGTTTTCCATTCTTCGTTAGGTGGGCATACCGTCTCTATGACGGCTCACACATGATGCACTCCGCTCCTGTTCTTATGACACCATCAACAACACCTGCGCCAGTAGTGTTTTGGAAACGCGCAAGAGGTGAAGGTTCTTATACAAATGCGGATTTGGATATTATGATGGTAGCTGCTGACCTTGACTATTGTCTTACACGTCATGGAAACTGGTACGACCTTGATGATTGGCAGGATATTATATCGGGCATTGACATCTTTATTTCTAAACCCATATATACCTACGACCAAAACGGAGAGTTCACCAGTTTTAACGATGATGATAACATGGAGTGCAAATTTGTCGGGAGGCTCTATAATGGTGAGAAAGACAGGAACGCTCCCGATACGACTTTAGCAAACTCTATTACAGAAGATAGGATGCTGGCTCCTTTCTCCAGTACCGATTTCATGGATAAGTATATGGAGTATCCGTATTCTCATATCTATGCCATGTATTTCTCTGCAAACAGACAAGTTCCTAATACGACACTTCACATGCCGGAGTTCTCCGATGATAAGCGAGACGAGAACATAGAAAGCAATGCGAACTTCTATAAATTGGCAACCATTGACATTAACGAGCAGTTCTTAGAGGATGTTGGCACTCGTAAGGTGATAGAGGTAAAGGACGACTATCTGCAGAGCCTTACGTCAAGAGAAGTAATGACAGACGACTATCTTACACACGACCGTCTCATTGCATCATCTTCCTATGGTTTCAACTCTCGGCTAAACCTGTCGGGAGTAAAGCGTGAACTGTTTGATGGATTTATATCTAACGCACTGTTCCCTTATTGCCAGCATGTCTATTCATTCAATACGAACAACTCAAATTCAATCACCATCAGCACAGGAGTTTTCGATAGCGGAGATATGCGTATGCGTATATATATACGCGAGAATGGCGAAGAGTATTATGTGGAAAATGAACCGGGGATTTATGTGTCATATCTGAGGAATTTTGTTGATATGATCGACTGGACGTTAACCACTAAAATATCTGACGGCACAAGCAGGGTAACGACATACAATTTCAGTGCTGGAACAAAAACGGTGACAAAATATGACAGTGGCGGTAATGTCATTTCTACTGAGACGTTCAGCAACAGGTTCAAACCTACCGCTTGGGGGTCTTGGTTGTTCTATCCTAACAATAATGCTTTCAAGATTTCCATATATGACAATAATCAATTATCGTTTGTAGCAGACCTTAAAGCACACGACTTTCTTAATGGGGCGTATGCGTTCCTTGGATTTAAGTCCGAACGTGGAAATTCAAGTACTATCGGTACGTTACCAACACCAACAGGCAATAACTATAGTCCTATTGGACTTGGTGCAGTGGTTGAAGTGCCAAATAAAATATACACATCGGAAGTCAATAATCCATTCTACTTCCCTCTATTGGGTATTAACAATGTGGGTAGTGGAAAGGTTCTCGGTATGTCTTCTGCTGCAAAGGCTCTCTCGCAAGGACAGTTCGGACAATTCCCACTATACGCTTTCACGGATGAGGGCGTTTGGGCGTTGGAGGTATCTTCCAATGGAACATACTCCGCACGTCAGCCAATTACTCGCGACGTTTGCATCAATCCTGACAGCATCACACAACTGGATAGTTCCGTACTATTTGCCACAGACCGAGGCATCATGCTTATCAGTGGTTCACAGACACAGTGCATCACGGATAACATATTCAGCGAAGCACCGTTCAACGTGCTTGACCTGCCCGGCATAGACCAACTGCACGCCAAACTCGGACACTCTGCAGATGCTTGTCTGCCCATGCAGCCGTTCCTCGGTTTCCTTGCAGGGTGTCAGATGGTTTACGACTATGTGCATCAACGTATCTTTGTGTATAACCCAACAAAGGTGAACGGCTCGCCCAAATACACATACGCCTACGTCTTCTCTCTCAAATCGAAAATGTGGGGCATGGTGTTCACAAACCTTGCATCAACCATCAACGCATATCCCGAAGCACTGGCAATGACACTCGATAACAAACTGGTGTCGTTCAGCGAGACTGACGAGGAAGTATGCAAGGGGCTTTACATCACGCGACCGCTCAAACTGGAGGCTGCCGATGTTCATAAGACAATCTCCGCACTCATTCAGCGCGGACACTTCCAGCGTGGCGATGTCGGCACGGTGCTGTACGGCTCACGCGACCTTTTCTCTTGGCACCTCGTTTGGTCTTCAAAAGACCATTACCTGCGTGGGTTCAGAGGTACACCATACAAGTATTTCCGAATAGCAGGACTGGCGACACTCACCGATGGCAAGTCCATCTTCGGCGCATCAGTCAACTTCGAGCCTCGCCATACAAACCAGTTACGATAACTTTGTGTTTTTCATAGTATTGATTTAGGTTTTAGATTTAGTTTTTTAAGGTAAAAACAAGAAACGCACCCGTCTGTGAAGATAGGTGCGTTTTCCTTGTCGGGATAGTTCCTGCCCGGTTTGGCAGGTGTATTGTTACCAAGGGTGTGTTGCCCTTGTGAATGCTTTTCTGCGCAGGTTCTTGACTTCTTCTATTTCCTTTTTGATAGCCTCAGCCTTGGCACTCCAGTTGGCTGCTGCTTGCGGATTGGTGATGCTCAGCCAGTCAGCCAGCACGCAGTACACCATAAACTCATGTATCAGTTTCGATAAGTGGTGCATCGTGGTACGCGACATGGTGTTAGGCACATTCAATTCCACGACATACTCTTCGGGAGCGTGTAGGCAGTTGTCTATTTCCTCCTCGATGGGTTCAGCCTTGGTGTAAGGGAATAGCATTTCTATCACTGCGGTGTGGACTACAGCGAGGATACGGCTCACCCTGTCCACGTTACCCTCCTCGCCAATCTCTACGAGTACATGCTGGGCGTGTTGTTTCTCCTCACCCATCACGTCACCCTCTACATAGGCATAGTTCTTGATGTCGTAAAGCAACTGGTCACGCAGGAACTTAAGACGCACTACGCGCTTGTCCTCTGCATCGGCGGCTGTGCCGTTTGCCGTAATGTTATTGCAGCCTGTTCCACAGTAGTCCATAACGATTGGATAAAATTGGTTATTACTTGATTAACTGTTATGGTGTGTAGGTCGGACGCTCGGGACGGCTACGCTTGTAGAGGGCTTTCTTCGCTCTGTCAAGTGCTGCCTCTGCATCAGCCTTGCAAGCCTCCGCAATCTCCGGGCATGTCTGACGATACCACTCATAGATACTGCGACCCACAACAAACTCATGAATACCACCACCGAGAGCGTCGGCTGCGGCACTGTTGTAGTTGCTGGGAAGCAGGAAATTCAGAATTACCGCCTCGCCGTTCTCCACCTTGCTGTCGATGAGGTTGTCGGTCGCCGTCGTTGTCTCGTTCAGATACTCACCCAACTCCACCTTGGTCTCTGCAATAGCGTTGCTAATGGCGCGGATAAGTTCATACGAGTTCTCCAAGTCTTCGCTCGCCTGCATGTGAGCTGCTGCCTCATAGTTGAGTTTGCCCGCTGCTTGCAGACTGCGTGCTGTCACGTGCGTCTTATTCATAATCGCAAACTTCAGTTCCTTGGTCTGAATGGTGACATCAAGATTTTTTTTGTTCTCTGCCATGATGATGAAAAATTTAATGGGGTTATTTACTCTCTTTATTAGTCGTAGGTCGGGCGCGTAGGCTTCTTCTTGAAGAATGCTTTTTCCTTAACATCGTCAAGGATGCTCTTGCCGACGGTGGCGAAATCTCCAGCCTCTTTCTTGTTGGTGAACACATACCACTTGGCGGTGATGCTCTGAACGAAGTAGGAGAACAAGCCCAACTCCATACCAGGCTGCAAGGCTGTGTCGAAAGCCACTGACACATTCAGTACAAGTTGATAGGTGTCGCCGTCTTCTGCCATGCCCTCCGACACAAGCATACGGATAAATGCCTGTGCCACCTCTGCACGGCTCTCATCCCAAAAGCGTTGCAACTCCGACTGGTCTTCATCAACGGTAGTGATACGCTCGTAGGCATTTGCGTCGTCGTCCATCTTTGCGCCGGTGTAACTGGTGGTCTGTGCAACCTCCTTGAACACTGCCGACTTGCTGATTGATAAAATGATGTTCATAGTTAAAAACTGATTATACTGTATGTGATGCCGATGCCGATGTATGGCTCAGCCTGTTTACTCTTAAATCCGTACCCGTAGCCTCCCGTAATACCGATGTGCCATTTATTAGGAGGCTTGTAACTGCGCTCATGAATGACGGTGGTTTTCGGAAACACAAAGATGCTGTCAAGGTTCGGTTCATAGCCACTGACGTAGGCGCGGTAATCCTCATTCTCATAGCGTTTCTGTGTGATGGGGATTGCCACCGCTGCGCTGTCGCTGTCAACTGACGCATACAGCGGCGGTATATTTTCCCCATTATTTTGCGCATAATTTTCAGCCAAAAATGTGTCGGTCTTGTTGGTCGTGCTGCTATCACGACGCTTGACTGGCAGAGTTCTTGTCACATACTTAATCACCATGCTGTCTTTCGGCACAGGCTGGTAATATGGTATGGTGTCAATGTAGGTGCTGGTGTCGCGCTCACTCACATAGTCCGTCGCCTTGCTACGACCGAACACACCATAACCGATGATGCCTCCAAGCACCAGTCCGACAAGAATGAATACCAATGCTGCTTTTACTGATTCCCTGTTCATAAGCATTCAATATATTTAGTGATACCATCTACGTGCAAGTCCACAAGTTCCGTCATACCTGCCTCACTCAAAAGGTAGTCCACATCGCCCTTGTGGTCTTGAAACATATTCTCTGTCAATACTGCTGGGCAAGCGGTGTTCTTCAGAATATAGATGTCCTTATTCGTCCAACTCCACGTCCAGTATTTCTGTAAGGGTACGCTTCTGTTACCCATAAGTTCACGCTTCATTGCCTCAACGGTGAGCATACGCGCCAACTTCTTGCTGTTCTCGCTGGCGTTCTTGCTGACAAATACGCTCCACCCACAGGCATCATGCCACTTGCCATCGCCGCCTCCTGCATTGTTGTGGATGCTGACAAGCAGACAATTCCGTGCGCCAACAGCCTTGCAGATGTTATTCACACGGCTCACTCGCGTCTGCAACTTCACGTCCCATGCTTCGGGGGTTATCAGTTCGGCATCATAACCTTTCTTTTTCAATGCTGCAACAAGACGCTTTGCACAGTCACGAGCCCAAGCGTATTCACGCAGACGCTTGTCGGGGCTGCACTTGCCAGCGGTGTTGCTGCCATGTCCGTTGTCAATCAGTATTTTCATTGCCCTGCTGCTTTTTATAATTATCAAACTCGGCAAGCAACTGGCGTGCTGCCTCAACCTGTTCCTCTGTAACACGACCGCCATTCTTCAACTCATCAAGCGAAACATCAAAGTGCCTTGCTGTCTTGTCCACCATGATTTGTTGCAACAGTTTCCAAAACCTATGTTCCGCCTCGGGGCGGCAGCTGCTCTCGTTCTCCAGTATCGACCATGCCTGTTCAAAACATATCACGCCTGTCAGCATATACGACAATGGCACCTGCATGTGGATAAACACCCAGTGCTCTACCAAATAGGCAAGAATAATAAGCGAAAACCTTTTCGGAATTGTCTGCTTCACCACCTTGCCGAAAGCGAACGAGGTAAATTTGGCCTTCTCTCTTGTTGTTCTGTCTGGATAGGCTCCATGTACACGCTTGTCGAGCTTGAAAGCGGTGTAGGCATCATAAAGAATAAAGATGATGGCCACCGCTATCAATGGGAATGTCGGTCTGAACTCTGCCACAAGCCAGCCTACCATGCCGCCCACGGCCATGGCTGCGAACTTCCAAAGTTTGAATACTACTGCCATACTGCCCATCTTATTAAGCGTCCTACAACTACTCCTGCCACTGTGCAGCCGAAGTCTATCCAGTCCCACTTGCCGCCATACAACTTGTCTTTAAGTTCCAATGCTCCGGCTACACCAGCTCCGGCATACAGCGCACAGTAGGTATCATCAGCTCCCAAGCCGATGAGAACGCCGCCTACGATATGTCTGCCGCGGTTGCTGGATTTTAACCATGTAATAATCTTTTTCATATTTCAAAAATTTTACTGTACAAAGATATCGCAATGCCATCAAAAGCGTAGTTTATCTTTTGTTACGGGAGACGTATTTGATCAATAAACAAGATAGCGTGAGAAATCAAACTCCTTTATATCAAATTCTATCTCGTCATAATAAGCCAAAATGAAAGTGCGAAGCCTGCGCTTCAACATTTCTACGGTCGGCTTATTAGCGAACTGCACTTGATGGTAGCGTGGGCGAACCTCGCCAGTAAACACATTTCTGTGATTAAGACAAAAGGTTGCAAGCCACTTACCGTTGGGGAGTTGTTGTAGTGGTACGAAATTTTTGTTCATGCTATATTAACATTAGCTGGTCGAGGAATACCGCAGAGCCACACTTGCGCATTGTTTGTCGTACCTGCTCGACTGGTTTGTATTGTTTCTTTAGTTTGAAAACCTCGAAGTGTCCTTGTATGTAAAAGTACTGAAACCAACCTCTATCTATCTTATTCACAGCTTGCCGGCGCACACCGTAAGAATTGTGATGTAGCATCATGCCGAAGAATGAGTTAAGCGATTGAACGAAATGTACTGCGTTCTTCTCGGCCTTTCCTTCCTTCAGCAGCTTGTTATACTTGTATATCGTGTCAATCAGATGCGCTCGCGTTCTGTTGCTGATGTATGTTCTTCCAGGAAGTATCATAGCACCGACAAACAGCACGCCTTTCGTGTAATGCTGAAAGTACTTCTTTATCGGATGAAGCTGTATCAGCAGCTTCTCTCGTAAGAAAGCATCTATCTTCTTGTCTGCCGACATCAGCAATTCACGATTTTGCGACATAATGACAAAGTCATCAACAAACCTCACATAGTCCTTAAAGCCGAGGATGTACATTATAAACCAGTCCATAACAGCAGCATAAAAGTTGGCTTCAAGCTGCGAAGGAAAGCGCCCGATTTGCAAACTCTTTCCTTTCGGTGCAAAGAAAGAACTCTTGTTCTTCGGCAACGCCTCCCACAACTCTGGTGCTGACAACTTACGGCAGTTGTTGGTAGGATTGTCATATAACGTAATCCTCATTAAGTAGATGAGGCACTCCAAATCATCGCCTTTATAATTAGCTCTGATGAACGGCTCAAGCAAAGACCACAAAATGTCTCGGTCAATGCTCATGAAGAAAGACTTGATGTCACCTTTATATATCCAGCAGTCCTTTGTGTAACCTTCGGACACGTCGTACATCATCTTCTTGACACGTTCTTGTGCCACAAATTGTCCGTAGCCTTTTCGGCAATTCATAGACACATTTCCCATTTGCTCAAACATAGATTCAAACAACGGGTTTATTCGCATACATATATAATGATGAACAACTCTGTCGACGAAGGCTGCAGCAAAGACCTCTCGAAGCACTGGGTAGTCAATAATGAACACAGTAGCCATCGAGGTCTCATATTGCCCATACACGATGGACTGCCATAGGACCACAAGGCTTTCTTCTTTGTGCATATGGAACCTTTGGTAGCTGTTCGTACTTTTCTTCTTAATTTCGCAATCGTAGAAAGCAAGCACTATCGAACTAAAGGGTATGTCGAAGATTATCGAATTATTTGCTTCACAACTCAGACAAGGACGAACCCTGTTCGTGTTAGTCTTGTTGTTGTTGTTGTTGATGTTACCGTTACTGACGTTAACGTTCCATGCGTTGCTCGACGAGTACTCGGCAACACTCTCCGCTGCCTTATTCTTTACCACACTGAAATCAACGACTGTTCGCTGTTCCGGAATGGTGGGAGAGCCAATTAAATCTAATAATTCCTCACTCGTGAAGTGAACATGCGCTTCACAACTCTGGGTATTCTGCTCTTTGCTTCTATCCTCCATAAGTATTTGTCGCCTTTAGTGATGCATTATACCAACCTTGCGCTTGACGAGCTATAGTCGTCAAATCCAAAATCACCTTTGGCATTTCCTTTTCTCTGGACAACAAGTGCAGGTCATCGCACAACCCGATATACATCATATACACATCCAATTCCTCCAACAACTCGGCAAGATACTGAACCCTTCTCTGCTTATTTGAGTTGGCGCGTCTTATGAGAGTGAGACAATGTACAAGCGTGAGAAACATTTGGTTCGCAAACTCATACTTGTAGTCTTTCGGGAATCTAACTTTCCGCTTCTGCTGCCATAGTAGCTGCGCACGAACATCTTTGTAAATTTTCAAGTCTTTACTTAACATTTCGTAATTTGGAATTAAATTTTACATAATTTATATCATTCAATAGCGTTGCTTTCTTAACGACTGCTAATTATATTAACATTCTTTCTCTTCATCCTCTTTGAGTCTTTTCTTCCGCCTTCAAAGACAGTGAGCCACCCTAACGGGTAACTCACTGAAAGAGAGGAAGTTTTCAAAGAGTCAAAGAGGCAAAGGGAAAAAGAGATTAAATTGCTTCACAACTCAGACAAGGACGAACCCTGTACGCGTTAGTCTTGAAGTTGACGTTGATGCTGATGTCACCGCCACTGACGTTAACGCCCCATGCGCCGCTCGACGAGTACTCGGTGCTTGACCAGTACCAATCCTTAATAAGTGTTGAACCACTGATAAGGGTCATCATTTCGTCAATCTCGTCACGGTACTTCGTCATTGTTCGCATTTGCGCAATAGACGGCAGATAGTATTTACCGGCTGCAGGATCGTCCGAAGATAGCGAGTAAGCACGAACACGCTCTGCTGCTGGATGCGAGCGGTTGTTGGTTTTGGCGTAGGCTACAATCTTGTCGGTATTACCCTCGCCATCGAAATCGTCCCATACGGTTCCGTCGTTGGGGTTGCCATAGTCTTTCAGCTCGTCAATGTTCCATCCGTTCTGTTCCGCCCACGCATGCGTATTGCCACCTGTGTCATTAAGCATGTTTTCTTTACCGATAATCCACTGATGGGAGTAGGCGCGGATGCGGACACCAAGCGTAATGTATGCGTAACGGCTATTTGATGAAAGGTCATTCCATTCTTGTTTAGTAAAGAACGTAAGCTGCTTTGTCGCTTTGTGGTAAGCCGCCACACAAAGGTCGAGCAATCCTCCAGCCCATTTCATTGCGTTGGCGATGTCCGTTCCGGTTGCGGTCTCGATGTCAAGCTCGATGCCTGCGTTCTTCAACGCTGCAATCTGCTTTTCTTTGTTCACTCTCAGCAAGATAGCTGACTTCTCTGCTTCTGTCATAAATTTTATTTTTATTTGTTAGATATCGCTACAACAATATAGTTGTTAGATTTGTTTGAGTCGTACCAAGCGTAACCACACTGCGTATTCACTCGCCAAAACTGACTTTCAGAAAACGACTGACAAGTGTGTATATCGCCCCAGTTGAAGGTAATGCCCCACATTGCGGTCAGAATATTCTGCAGAGCAATATGGTAACGGTAAATTTCCCATGCCTGATTGATGGTCGGCAGATTCCATACGCTGTTATCGTCCTGCTCGTCACCGCCCTCTCTCAAAAAAGCCTTGTATTCTCTGACCGCTCTTGCAGCTGGAGCTTCATATCCGGCTGTCTGATGAGCGGTGAGGATAGCGGTTGTCAATTCTTCCGCATCATAGTCTGCGTACACCTTCGGCGCATCCGTATGCTGCGTTTTCGTTACCGTCAGCGACGCGCTTCCCCACGAGCTGTTGGCAAAGCGGTTTGCTGCCATCACGAAAGACTGATGATGTGAACGGATGCGGATGCCTCTGATAAGGAACTTTCCCTGCTCTTCGGCAGAGAGCTGCGCCCATTCGTTGGTCACAGCAGAGGATATGTTTGCCGATGTGGTGTTTATTGTGGACTCATCCAGTATCTTAAAATAGAACTCTTGGTTGTCCGTCTTTCTGTTTACCGCCAAGTCTATACTCAGCAATCCGTTAGCCCATTGAATGTACTCGGGAAACAGCGTTGCCCTCATCGATGTAGAGAGGTCCTTAAATCCCGTGTCAATAAGTGCCTGTACTTGCGCGTCCTTTACATCACGCAATTTTTGTACTACTTGTGCATTTGATGCCATACTGATTAGTGATTTTAAAAGTTGGTAATTTGCCACTCCCAAGATATAAATCTCAAGAGTGGCGTTATTGATTACATGCTCTTAGGAAGGAATACAAGGCTCCATTGTCCGTACTTGTTTGCGATGTCTTCCGCTGTCATAGTGATGAAGATTGAAATATCAGCATCGTTATAGCCGTCAGAACCACTCGTTCCAAGTTCTCGTGCCGCATACTCATCATAGGTCTCTCCATTGTAGTAAGAATACCACTCGTTGATATTGTCTTCTGTAGGATCGTCACCACCGATAGGCGAATATTCGCCACCGAGATACCATGAAATGTTGTGTATATATGCAAGTATATAGACGAACAGAGTTATACCCTCGATACCTTTTTCGATTGCAGCGATATCCTCCTGTTCATGAATGGCAGTGAGCTTGTACAATCCGTTTATAACAGGCTTGGCCTGTGTATTACCGCCCATATCAATACCGCCTACTTTAGCACGCACAAGACCTATGAGTTCCTTGCCGTCTCCTACCAAATCTTGGTCTGCCACACGCAAGTTCCACGCCGCCTTTCTTGTAGACAGCACGTCTGCGATGAGCCTTGGCGCATTGAAATGCGGTGTGCCTTCTACCCTCACTCGCACCACATTTGCCATCGAGGGCACGCAGAGTCCCGACGAAGCGTTGAGCCCAGTGTAAGATAGGTTCGGCAGGTTCTTGAAGTACAGAGTTGTCATAGTACCGGGAAGGTGCAGCGTGTCTATTGGTGAACTCTCTGCCAGTGTGATGTTCTTCAACAGACTGCCTTCTGCCAACACCTTTCTTAGGCGAGGACACAGCGAAGCATTCACGTCAGTGATCATCGTGTTCCTGATGTCTATCTCTTCCAAGAAAGGCATTTGACCAAGGCTCAACGCTGACAGAATATCGTCTGTGTACGATGGCGTATAACTCTCTCCACCGATGATGAGTTTCCGCAATAGCGTACAGTCGGCTATAACCCAGTTGCTGTTTTTCGGTGTACAGCCGCTTAAATCAAGTTCGCTCAGTTTATCAGCACCGAAGATATAGATAAGTTTACCACCGACACCTGCAGCAGCCTCAGTAAAGGTGTGGCTCTCACCTGCGCGCAGATAACATGAGTATTTCGCGCTGCTGGTGCTGTCAACGCCCATGCCAAAGTAGCCGTCCTGTGCTGCGGTAATCTTCACCGTGATGGCTCCCATCACACGTGCTTGGAAGAAATGCTTGAACAGGTCGCCTGTCTGATAGTAGCCGTCGCGGTAGGCGAAACGCTTGCGTTGGAATGCTGGAAGACTTTCAAGACGCAAACCGTGCAGTGCCGGATAGTGGTTGTCTGCTGCCGTCGCGGTCTCGATATACTTGCGCTGACCGTCGAAGCTGCTCACTACCTTTGGCCACTTCAAGATGCGGTTTGTCATCCAGTAACGGTAGCTGCCTGCTGCACTGAATATCTCCAGTCCTGCGCCTGTCTTGGCAGAACGCATGGCGGCGGCGGTATCATGCAAGGTCAGCTGTGTGCCGTTATCATCAATCCAAACGCCCTCGCCTCTTTCAAACAGGGCAAACGACTGGCGGAACATCACACCGTCCCAACCTTGGTACAGGTGGCTGTTCGCTCCGTCCATATCCCAAGGTATAGTCAGATAACAGTCGTTGTCGGCCTCGTCAACACTATCACCATCATACCAGTGGTTGAAGTAGTAGCGCATGTTGCCGTCAGTCTCTTTATAGACTGCTATCATCATGTTCTTGGCTCGCTGGTCAACGGTAGCCTTATAATCCGATGCCACAATATAGTGGTTCGTGCTGTAAGGGTTGAAGTAGTGGTGCATCTCATGCTGCCACTTCAACAGACGGTTGGCCTTGGTTCCTGCTACGGTATTGCCGTCAAGGGTGATGGTGAGCGATGCACCGTCGCCGTTGAAAATCTTTTCGCTGCCGTCGGGGTTCAGTGCGGCGTTCTCTTCGTGGTCGTCCGTGAGGTTCTGATTACACTGCTGACAGAACAACAGTTCACGGAACAACTGATAAGGTACCTTTCTACCCTGTGCGTACAGGTCGTTCAAATCATCATCGTCGGGGTAACGGCTCTCGTAGTATGTTGACCAGATAGGCACGTCGCCATCATCGGTGTGCAGCGTTTCAAGCATATCATCGACGCTGTTAACACCCTGCTGCCAACAGAACTCTTGATACTGGCGGTACTCGTAACATTCGACAGGGTTCAGCACTCTGCCTACAATCACCCACTTGCCTGTGCTGCTGTCATAGGTCATGCTACCTGTCGTGTCGCGCCATGTGCCACCAGTATATTTATAATACTTGCCGTCGCTACTGCGATAGACAGTTGCCCAGTCGTAATTGCTGACATCATCTGCAGCAATCTCTGCGCCTGTTTTGTCAACCTCAACGAACTCGGCTACGGCATCGGTCTCTGTCATGGCTCCTGTGCCGTCGTTCTCGATGAAGCGCGTCTCGGGGCCACAGAACTCACTAATCATATAGAGCGTTCCGGGGATAAGCGATACTGAACCAGCAAGCACCGTTGCCTTGTAAGCGTCAATGTTGGTGCCTCGCGGTGTAACAATCTCCTTGAAATCGCCATAGTTCACACAGCCCTTGTTGTAGCCAGGCACATCTTCGAAGCCGAAGAAATGGGGGTTGCCCTTGTCGGCATTGAAGTTAGCCTTGCTGTGGAAGTAGGCGTTTTCGGGAAGCGTAGCGGCCTCGGAACCTTTCTCCTGTCCGATGCGGTAGTCCGTGCGGAACAATGCACAGGTAACACCATCAATGGAGGTGTGCAGCTCCTCGCTGCTGTCAGTGTTGAATATCTGTGCAGGGGTCATGTAGTTTCTACCCAAAGCCAACTGCACGTCGTTCATCTGCTCCATCAGTGCACAGTTGTTCGCACCGGCACTGTCCGAATAGTCCACCTTGATAGTGATGGTGCTGATAGGGGTGCTGCCGTCCTTGATGCGTATCTTCTTCTTTGCAGCGAGTTTCACTGCCTCGTCGTACTTGGCAAGAATGGTTTCGTCGCCGTTATACATCTTGCTGACCTCTTCGCGCGTATGCAGCATGACAATGCGCTTGGCTTTCTTTGCCTTGCCTTTCTTGTTCTTGATTGCGTAGGCAAGTGTAGATGTACCTTGGTTCGTGACGGGGATAGCCTCAATCATACAGTCTGCCCAAGGACGGTCGGGGAAGTACAGATACCAGTCCATAAGCACCTGTGTCTTCTTGTCCTTGATATTCTCGATATAGTCGGGATAGTATATCTCGCTATCCGTCACGGATGCACCGTCCTTGCTCAGATTGGCATCAGAAGTGCGGGTCTCAACGCATACCATCACACCACGGTCAATCAACTTCTGCATATCGGGGCGAGGTTTCGTCACACCCTCTGCCGTAACGTCTGCCATCACTTGGTTCTGCTCATACTCGGTAAGCATAGCCTGCGTGTCGGTAAGGTTCACAATGTAGTTGTTGAATGCCTGTATGAAATCGTAGTAGGTATTCCACCTTACAATCTCATACAGATACAGGTCTGCATCCGTACCGTCGAAGTGGATGGTGTCGTTGAAAATCGGGAATGCGCTGCTGGTGTCGATAGGCACACACGCTGCCATGTCACCGTTTTGGAACACTTTACACAACATCACACCACTGTAAGGAGCGCGTGCTTGCGGCTCTATCACGATGTCAAATCGGTACACCACATCGTCAAGATATGAGGTCGCGGCTGTTGTATGTACGTTGGCGAGTGCCTCATCGCTATCACCGTTTGTAGTGACGATGAACTTCTCACCAGTAAGCACGAAGCCGAGACGCTCACCAAGACACTTGATGATATGAGCGTTTCGCTTAGCGATGTTCTTCACCTTGAACGTCATTGAAAGAGCAAGTCCATTGGTAGGGATAGAGGTGCTGGCAAAAGGCTGGTCGGTACACTCAGCAGTGACGTTCTCTGCCACACGTAGCGACATACGGCCACCGCTCTGCTCGGTACCGAACGTGTCAAGCACAAAGCCGTTGGTGGAGTAGTTCGAGCCGGTAACAACAATCTCTTTCTCCGTGCCGTCGGTGGCTTGGGTCTTGATGGTCTTGTCGGTGTCGGTGTTGCTCCTACCTGCGAGGCTTATCTTATACAAGGCTCCCTCGGTCTCGGCAATATCCAGCAGCGAACCGTTGACAAGCACCTCGCGCGTCTCTGCCAAAGAGGCAACGCCACAGGTGGCATCGAAAGAAAGAGTGTCGCCCTGACTGTAACCAACGACGCGCTTCTCTATCGTGTAGTACCTGTTGCGGTACATAGAACTCTCACTAAGGGTCTCTGTCGTGTCTGTGGTCTCGTTGGTCATGGTAACCTCTACGACGCATGGGTTCTTGCTACGTTGGTAGCAGGCAAGGTCTATCTTCAGCGTCTCAAAGAGTTTCACTTCGCCGTCGCTGTCGTCGCTCCATCGTGCCACAACAATAGGCTTGTCGTAGTCGGCAACTTCCTCACGCTGCTCTATCACCATCACTGCGGTATGCAGCACGTTACCTCGCGTGCCGCTGGCTACGTCGGTACCCTGTATGCGGATGGGGTATGCACCATGTCCTAACCCTGTCGGGTCGATGCTCACATTGTGGGGATAGGTGTCGTTGACAACAACGTCCTGCAGTGTTTCCCAGTCGCCGTTCTTGTATATCTCCACAACGGTTCTGATACCTCTGTCACTGGCATTGTTCGGGAAGCGATACATCGGGATAGATGCTTTCTGTCCTCCCACCTGTAACGAGGTCTCACGTGTATAGTTGAGGGTCTGCACACTCTCGCACGTTACATCAACGGCAATAATGCTGATGTTCTTTGTGGCGGTGTTGCCTCCATCGTCAGTGATAACAGCTTGCAGGGGCAATTCTCCTGCGTTCTGACACAGGCTACTCAAATCGAACTCAAAGGAGTAATCGGTAAGTGTGGCACTCGATGCCTTTCTCGGATTGAAGAAAGCAACGGTATTCTTCGTGGTGCGGTTCACGAAGTTTACACTCATGATGCTGTTCGATGTCTCTTGACTGCCTGCCTTGGTAACAGACATGATGGCAGCTTTCACGAGGAACGAGCCACCTGCCTTGCCGTAGAAAGGATTATCCTTGAACGCTACGGCAATGGTAGTACCTGTGCCACCACCGCTGCCGGTGCCGACATTAAACTGTATCTCGTCGCCTACATCGTCGCCCTCGGCATTAACAAGTTTCAGCTTCACTACACCCTCGGTCTCGGTGTCAACGTCCAGTCCAGCAGGAATATGGGTGTATGCACCACCAGTAGAGAGTGCATCTTTACCGTCTTTCTCCGGCACGTCGCTGGTCTCTACCTCGCTTCCACCTCCGAAGTCTTTCCACAAACCTATCTCACCGAAGCCTGTCACCTCGCCTTGGAACTGTTTTGTTTCCATCACATTTTCGGCGGTACGGTAACTGATGATAAGTCCTTTCTTGGCATAGCTCACACCTGTCTCACGCTGATATTCTATCAGTCGCGTAACGGCTGTTGCCAGCGTGTAGAATTCACCTGCAACTGGTGCGCCTATCATATCGTCGATGATGATGTAGGTCTCGCTGCCTGCGGCAAGACTTCCGAAGTCTTTCCAATTCTCGGAGTTATACCAGTTGACTTCGTTCACGGTCTTACCAATGAACTGATAAGTTTTCCATATACCCGAACCTACCTCAAAGCTGATGATAAGTCCGCTGGTCGCTTTCTTAGCGTTCCATGCTGCATGAACGGCTGATATGCCTGTGTTCTCGGTGTCGCACAGTACATAGTAACCACTGATGGGAACTTGGTTGGTAACATTGAAGATACCGCTGGAGCTGGAGCCACCAATCTGCTTCAAGTCTGCATCGTCGGCATCGTACATATAGATGTCGCTGCCAAGGATATATTGCTTCTCGGTATATGGAGTAGTGGTGTTTGGCTGCATCCACTTGTCTTGCGTATTCCAGGCATTGTAGTATTTACCATCGCGCTTCACGACGAACTGCCCAAGGCTCTCTGAAAAGTAAACTTCGGACGGAAGTACATTCGTAATTCCTGTCTGCTGTATGGTGATTGCGCCTGTCACGATGCCACCAATCTTAATAGCGTGATGAGCCTTGTTGTCGGCTTCAAGTGCCTCATCGCCATCCACCACTATACCATTAAGTTCTGTGATGCGGTCGTCCAATTCATTAAGGTTGTCGTAGATTTCCGAGCCAAACAGTTCCTGCACCCATTCGGGAACATCACTACCTTGGTAATGGCCATCGAATAAATATGGGTCATTTGCACCGTCGGTGAAATAACACACACATTCAACGACACGTGTTCCAAATCGGCTTGCCATCGTTTCGTCACCTCGATGCAAACAGAACACTATCCATGTAGTATCAGCATCGGAGCGCGAACAGTGACGTACTTCAACAGGGATGCCATTATATACGTAAGCACCAGCCTTTGGCAGTTCGTCATTCTCTTCCATGTAATTGGAGATTTCTACGATATATGCTTTCTTCTGCTCGTCAGTTGCCAGTTGTTGCATGGCAGCTTCATCGGTCTCAATACGCTGGGTAAGGTTCGCTATGTCGCTCTTGTTGGTATCACTTTGCGCCTTAGCTTTATTGGCAGTTTCGGTCGCAGCGTTGAGTGCATTACCAATCGTTGTAAGCTGCTGCGTGTGACTGTTGACGTTGGTTTCAAGAGTACGCACATCGTCCTTAACAGCGTCGATGTCCTCTTGCAACTGCTCAACGCCCTCTGTGTACTGGCTCATGTCAACAGTCACCTCGATAGTTCCACCTGTGGCTACCCAGTCGCCACCCTTGCCGACATAGGCTGTGAACGGTGTCGATGCACCAACACCAGCCATCCAGCCGTCATGTGGGTTCGGGTACGCCTCACGCAATTCCTGTACGGTGAGGAAGATGCCTTTGTTGGCTCCCTTGATATTGGGGGCTTCAAGCCACCCATCCACTTTCATGTTGTGGCCGACGTGAACGCTTCCGGCTATATCTGCTTTGCCACCTATCGCGACATTACGACCTACGGAAACATCACCGTCTATCTGTGTTGTCTTGATTGAACTCATATTGTAATTACGTTAAAAATGTTTGCGCCAACTCGGAGACAGAGTTTCCTTTCTCCGTCTCTCCGCAGGTCAATAATGTCAAACCTGCCGCAGTGTAGATTACGGCATTATAGCAACGCTCGCTGATGTCAACACCACCATCTTCATCTATCTTGGGATAGGGTATGTAGATGGCACGGCTGACTTTCGCGTCCGTGCTTTTGCATGAATAGAACTCCAACACCCTGCCCTCGGGACGTATGCCAATGGCACATACTGGACGCTGTGCCGTACCGCGTATGCCCTTGAAGCGGCTGTGATGCTTCTCATATTCGGGGTCGTCGGTGCTGATGGCTTGATAGACTGCCTGTTCCCAATCGTCCATTTCAAAAACGACAAGGCGCAGGAAGTCCTTTGGCAGCAACACCCAGCCACTTTCCAACTCTCGCCAATAAACGGCATCGCCAAAGTTGTGTCCTCCCTCTAACAAGTAGTTGGGGGCATCACGATGGACACGCTGTATTGCTTCAAGTATCTTGGACTTGATGATTTCGTCAAGCGCAAGGGTGTCGATGTCACCACTCTCTATGAGTGCATCGCTCTCCATGTTTTGGTCGAGGCAGATGCGAACATCCTGCATTATCTTGTCGATTTGAAATATCATGGCGAATGGGATTAGGCGGTGAACACAAATTCTACTCCACACTCCTTGCAAGCTGCTTCAAAAGCGGTCTTGGTGCGGAGGCTGGTTGCTGTATAGTTCTTCTCGACGAAATGCTCTTTGAGGTATTCAATAGCCTCGTTCTTGTCGGCTACCTTAATCTTGCCTCCGTCTGCATCATCGCCATCACCCTGCGACGTCTCGTCCTGTGTCTCGCCAGTATGCTGCAGTTCCTCGGCAGGGGTTTCCTCTGCTGGTGTAGTGGGTGTTACTGTTTCCTCTGCTACAGGGGCAGGAGTTTCGGGAACTGGTGTCTCTGTTACAGGTGATTGTTCATCCTTTGCAGGCTTCTCGGCGGCTTTTGCTGCCATACGAGCCTTGCGTGCCTTGGTTGCAGTATCATCGGGAACTTCCATCGTTCCGAGTAGTTCGATGCGTCCACTCTTGAACTGCTTGCTGTTCTCAATCACGCTCTGAAAGAACGGATTGGAGGTTGAATACTTGGCAGGAGTTACACCGTAGGCTGTCAGTGCGCCACCAGTGAAGTGTACCGACACAGAACCCTTACCTGCCTTGATTTGCGTTGTCCAGTCCATCAGCCCGGACACGCCGTAAGTCTTACGTATCATATCTGAAATTCGTTTTATTGTTATACATTGCTAAAATGAAAAGTGGCGAATGGCGTTGAGGCCATCCGCCACTAATGGATTTAATATCGGTCTGATGTCGGTTTAGTCACCTGCATCAACTGTGCCGGTGAACTCAGTCCACGTCAGCGTGTTACTGTCAACGGTTGCTTTCCACATCGTACCGTTCTGTGCAGTCTGTTTTGCATTCAGAACGCAGTCAACGGTGAAGTAGTAAACAGTGCCGTTGGTAACGTCTGCTGCGGTCGGGGTCTCGTCGCTATCCCAGATGCTGTAAGTGGTAGCACCGCTGTTGGCGGTATCACCCTCACCGTCAATCCAAATATGGCAAGAGCCTTTCAGACAGAGGGCATCCCATACTACCATACCCTTGCGAGTTGCCTCCTCACCATCAACGCGGTCGGAGAACTCATGCTGCGAAGAATAAGAGTAGTGAACAAGGCGGTCTTCACCAATCAGTGCGCCACTGTTTGACCAACCGAGGGTGTCAAGAGTAGGCTCACGCTTGATGTCGATGTCGCCGAATACGGTGTGGATACTTGTAACACTCCAGCCGATGGGGTTCTGCTTCGAAATAATCTGAATTTCGGGGTGCTTGGAGAAGTCGATGCACTGAATTTCCTCCAGCAGGTTCTTACCTGCAAGCAGGAGTGCAGTCTTAGGAACGTCCTCACCAGTGAAGAACAACTTGGCAAGGGCAATCAACTTCTCAATAGTCCACTTGCCTGTGTGCTGCAACTCGCGCTTGAACTGCCAGCGGATGCCCTCGGTGAAATAGACGAACTGCTGTCCGAGTTTAGGAACATTCACGGTCAACTTACCTTTCTGACCTGCCCAAAGGGTGCGGTTTCCTGCACGCTTGAAGTTCAGAATGGCTTGCTCGGCAATCATTGCCTGTGTGAAGTGGAGGTGCTTCTTCTGTGCCTCGAAGTAGTCCGACACGATTTGGTTCATGCCGCGCTTCTGCAGGTACACAATAGAGGGCTGCGGAATGATGAGGTCGGGGTCAACCTCTTTCTGCGTCTCATACAGGGCATTGCCAAGAAGTTTAATCTTGGTGCCAGCAGGGATTGCAGGAGTGCTGCACTGTGCCGAAGCATTTGCTTTCGGACCATTGACAGCGCGGCAAACAGGATTGCCAGTCGCAGTGTCACGACCTGTAACAAAGAGCATGAGGTCTTTGCCTGGTGTTGCAGTGCTGCCGTCTGCTTCGTAACCATTCACGCCACACACAAGCAGGGTGTGAAAGTCGCGAGGAATTTGCTGGTCGTTGCTCTCCAAGGGGAGGATGAATGAGTTTCCGTTTCCTGCGGTAACGGCTGCGTTCACGGTCAGCGTTGCACGCTGCTCGTCAATCATGTAATGCTCGACTTCGGGCGATGCGACCTTTACTTTCTTCGCTTTCAACATGAGCGACATCAAGGCGGTGTCCTCACTTTGGAAACGGAACAACTGTTCGTCGATGTCTGTCTCAACGAGGTTTCCGGGTGCGATGCCACCGCTTGCGTCTGCAAGGCCGCTCACGGTGGAACTCTGACCGGGTACTTGCGTCTGCAAGCCGGCACTTCCGGGTGTGGTGGGGATTGCTCCTCCAGCACTTACGTTTACATTTTCTGCCATTGCTTAAAAATTTTTAGAGGGTTGAAAAAATATAATAACTTAGAAACTTACTTAGTATCTCGCTCTACGAACTTGCCGCGTCCGATACCTCCAGTTGCTGCGGACACATTGCTGACTGTTGTTGCTTGACCTGCCAACTGCGTCTTCAAACCTGCACTACCTTTCGTCGGTTGTATCGGTGTGGCATCTACCACTTGTACGTTCTCCTTTATCATCGGGCTTCGTCTGCAAGGTCAAACATACTTTGCTGCGTGTTCTTGCGAGTAGGAGCGTTGTTGCTTCCTGCAAGGTTAGGAGTGCCGTCACCTGTAGTAGGCTTGCGCAACTTCTCGTAAATCTTGGCGTTTCTACCTGCCACCGTTCCCTCGGTGCGTGCGTTCTGTACGTCTGCATCGTGGTTTACGGCTTTCAGTGCCATGTCGATGTCTTCCTCCGTGAACGTGCCACGGATAGCAGCATCGGCAACATGATGAAGATAGTCCCAAGCAGCATCAATCATATCGTCGCTTATGCCACGCTCTTGCTTCATTCGCTCCAGCATCGGGAGGGTGACTTCTTTCATGTTCTTTTCATACTCCTCCTCCAGCGACTTCTCTTTAGCAAGACGCTCAACATACTTCTTGTTGGCTTCTGCATACGCTTCCTGCTTGCTTGGGTCGTTCATGAGGTCGGTAATGCCGTCGATGCCAAGACGCTCTATCACGGCAAGCCAAGGGTCGTTACCCTTTGCCATGTCTGCGATGAACTGTGCAGCACGGTTGTCTTTCGACAGGAGGTCGGTCAGACGGCTCTCACGCTCTTTGTACTGACCAATTTCGTTGTCGTACTGGTCGTAATCATCGTTGATTTGACCGAACAATGCCTCATCGTCCGCATAGTCGCGGTCGGGATATTTCTTTTTTAGTCGCTCGCCGAAGAGGTCTCTTTTACTCTTGGCAGGTGCGGTCGGGGTCTGATTTTCAGCCATGATGTTATTTTTTATATGGTTTTACCTATTTTTTCTTCGGCAAATTTACAAACATAGTCTCGCTGTTTTTTGTTATCTTTTGTGTCAGTATACTCAGAATTTATTTGTACCTTTGTACCGCTATATCAGTGCTTTATAAACTAAAACTGTACTCTAATGGGTTAAGATGAAGTATCATGGTTGTATCTTTGAGTTCACAGATGAACGAAATGACGAACTGATGAGAGCGTTCCGTGAAGCAATCAACAAACGGACGTTCATAGACATCACGGAAATATCGGAAGAAGTGGTGAACATGCCTTGCTCTCGCTTTTGGGTTTCTGAGGAGAGGGCTATGGTGGTGGTCGCTGCGCTTATCAAGGGAAAGCCTGTACTCGATGCTATGCGACCGACCAAACGAGAAATGTTCCAAGAGATATACAACCGCGTGCTGGCTCTGCAAAAACAATTTCCAAAAGCATCAATGTTTGAACTGGTGCTGAAAGCCGTCAACTCACCGGCACCAAAGTTCTACATGACACCTCGCAGTGCTATGGAAACAATATACAAGATAAAAAAGGGTTTCTATGAAAAACAAAACCGACGTTATTAACCGATGGTTGCTGCCGATACAGGTCGCTGCACAAGACTGGCATTGATATTGTTCACGCGCTTTACTATCCGAGGCAACTCCATTTCATGATAACATACTTGCATACCTATTGCGCGTGTCATTAGGCGGTCGTCGTGATAACCCTCCATAGCCTCAAACACATTGTTTTCTGTCTCAACGTATGTAAGATATTCGTCAAGGCACGCTTCTTCTCTCTCAATATACAAGCGTTCCCTTATCACAACTTTCAAATTATAAATCACTACTTTCTTCGTCAATGGGTTGGTGTGGTAGCCGTACTTCTTGGGCAGTCCTTGCCTAATGTCTTCTGCGCTCTGCTTGCGTGCATAGAGTTGTCTGCCGTAAACCTCATGTATGAGCGTTAAAATGTATTCTGCTTCGCCCTTGGTGTTGTTGGTTTCAAGTGTATTGCTTTCTATCACCAGTAGGGCATTGTTATAGTAGGCGGCTACCTGCGTGGCTTTCCATGCCAGTTTATCCATGTCGATGTGTCCGTGCCATTCTGCTGCGACAACAGGAGGCTCGCCGTCCATCATAAACAGGCGGTCTATAACAAGTATGTCTGCAAAGTCGGCATTCTTGGTGTGTCCTTTGCATACATCAACTACTACTAAATATCTGTCTGTTACTTCTTCGATGTCGCTTCTCTCAACATCATGCCACATGAACAGCCGTCCGTCTGCCTCTTTCTTGAAACGAAGTCCCTCAATGGCTTTCTCTCCCTCATCGGCACTTCCGTATATCTCACCTATCCAGCGAGGGGCGCGACAAGCAGGTCTGAACTGCTCCACGTCCTCACTGCTGAAAACCTTGCGTCCCGAATAGGTAAATGCCTCGATGTCGTCAGATGGGTACTCCGATGCCATGTCGCCATGATTGGTGTACTTGCTACGCTCGGACACATACCAGTGGATGGCTTCAAGCGTTGCACCTTTCTCCCACAACCTCCATAGGTATGTACCTGGTTCTTCTCGGTCTGACTTGATTTCTTCATTCCGTCTGTTGGCAAACAGTTTCTTGGCAAACTCGTACTTTTCTGCTTCATTCTCAAATGGCAGTTCATACTGTTCAATCTCAAACCATGCAACAAACATCGCCTCAAATTGCGATAGTCCTTTCTTCGCTGCCAAGTATTCTTTATGGAAGAAGTTGCCAACGCCGTTTGGTGTTGACTCATACACAATCATAGTGTATGGACGTAGCAGAATACCCGAACAAGCACTTCGCACAATGTCCTCCGGCTTCTTTCCGTCTGTCTCTTTCCACAAAGCAACCTCCGAAAGATGAACAAGGTTATAGTCACCACCACGGCAGGAGTTCGGGCGTTCGGCAGTACCTATTTTGATTTTGCAGTTTCGTTGTGGTACTCTGAATATGTTGCCCGACTTGCCGACACCAACCATCTTCGGCTCGTTTGGCGCATAAGCATCACCAAGTTCATGCAGCATTTCAACCGGGTACGACTTAATCATACGGTCGAACATATCCTTGATTTCGTCGGAACCAGTACCTTGATGGGCAATGATGAGAGAGTTGAGACCAACTTCATGAACAAGTTGGAGCCATGCCATGTATATCTGAATAGCGGTTGAGCCTCCCCACTGTCTTGCTTTCAGCAGTATCAGTCGGATGGGCTTTCCTGCCTTGCGCATTTTCTCCAGCCGCTTTATCAACTTGCGCTGCGGTCTGTTCAATCTGAAAAGAACGTCTGTTCCTCCACCCTTGCGCTTGATGTAGGCAAACATTGCTGCCCAAAATGGGTAGTCATGCTTTTGCCTTATCCTTATGAACTCCTCTACAACCTTGTCGCGTGCCTCATCGGTGACAGGCAACATCAGAGCATCGCGAATGAAAGCATCAACACTACCAGCCTTTGACAATGACTTGACAAATGGCTCATCCATCATTTCCACTGGCAGATACTGCGTGGGGATAGGATAGTCAGAAATGGTAAAGGCAACACGCTGTCCGATGCTGCCCTCACCAGTTATAGGATTGAACGGCGCAAACACTATTGCGCGTCTGCGCTCATTCTCTTGTAGTATCTTACTGATAGTAATGTCGATAGTTCCTTTCACAAAACAGAATTATTATGCTGCCATACCCATAGTCCTTTGTAACAACTTCATTGTTTCGGGGTTCACGCCTTGCTGTATCTGCTGCATAAGTTCGGGCGACAAGCCTTCCGGCACCTGTCCCTGCTCCAACTGCTCCTTTTGGCTCTTGATGTTCTGAAGCAATGCGTCGGCAAATGGGAAGTTACCTGCTTGCAGCATCTGTTCAAGGCTGATAGCCTGTTTCTCAAACAACTGCATGAGGAAATCATTTGCCATTGCTCGATATGCAGGTGTTGCTTGGCTCGGTACTACGCTGATGTCCATTTCTACATCGCGTATCTTCATCGGGTCGTAAACCACTTGCATACCTGCACGACCAGCAATGTTGAATGTCCGCTTTTGGTCGTAATACTGCTGAATGTTCTTCACGTCCTTATATGCAGCGTCACGCACAAACTCTTGGAAACTGTCAAGCAAGTCAAGTAGCGACGTGGTGGCGTTCTGTGTCTGCTGGTTGTAGAGTGCTGCACTCATGTCAGCATAACCGGGCTTACCTTGCAATGCGCCGTTGACACCGCTGATGTCCTCAAAGAACTTCAGCATCAAGTTCAGCATTTCATGTATGCCGATGTTTGTAGAGTTGTTAGATACCTGCGTCGGTACTGCGCCTGTATTGCTCGGCGTATAGACAACAACACCGTTGAATCTTGCCCATGCATCTGCAAATTCTTCGGGCGACATGCCTTTAGGTATGCACTCGTCAGGAATAAGCAACACTCCCTTTGCGCTGGCTCTGATAACCCAGTCGTTAAGTGTGATAAGGCGGTTGGTGTAACGCTGCTGGTCTATCACATCAGAGACGAATGAATGTATCTCACCGTCGATGAATGGGTATGCCTTGAACACGTAAGGATGGCTCTTGTGTTCGTAAGGCGTTTCACCCTCTGCCAAGATGTCACCAAGCGGACTGAGGAAGTAGTAGTACCAGTAACTATCCATGAACCACTCGGCTTTGATGAACGGTATTTCATTGTATGGAATACCATTGCGCTGTGCCTGTTCCATGCGCTTCATGTTCTCGGCTTGTACCATCGTGCTGTAATCCTCAATGTCTATCTTGAAGATGTCACCATTGTTGTAGTCATGGCAGCGGTATCTTGGTTTGCTCTCCTTGCGCCACACCTCAATAACACGGCATCGGCTTTCGTCTCGCGGTGTGAGGAAGTCGGTGTTTATCCAGTCACGGCTATAGCCAAACTCCTCCCATGCGTGTATGCTCGCGCCTTTGTCTCGCGCCTGTCGGTAGATTTCTGCCAAACGTGCATAATCGTCTGGGGACTTGGCAAACTGCTCGCATACCTGCCCGAAACTGACATCGTGTATCTCACCAACAAAAGAACAGTCCCATGCACGGAAGTCACGCATGTTGTTGTCGATGAAGAAATTGTTGGGCTGCACATAGTCAGTCCAGCACTCCATCTTGTCATTGCGCCAGCCGTACCACTTGCGATGCGCAACCATACCGCTTATCAGATATTCCTCCATACTTCGGGCATAGAGTTCCGTCATGCGGTTCAACTGCATGTTGTATTGAAGTACTGTACTCATCGTTTCTGCCTGTTGCTGCTCGTCGCGGTCGCGAGCCGTGCAAGTGGGTTCGGTAGATTGACTTCGGTACACACCAATCACGTTGCGCACAAGCCTACGAATGAGGTTCGTCTTCAATGGTATGTTTCCCTGCGAGAGGATATACTGCTCCTCAGTCATCTTCTTGCCGTCCACACATACCACGTCACCCCACTGGTCACCGTAGTTGTAACGCTTGTTACGCTCCCTGTCCTTACGGAAGCGGTACATTGCATTGTAGTAGTTCTGCGCCTCGATAAGTATCTCCTGCGCACGCGCACGGTCACCATGACACTGCAACCGGCTACGCTTTACGCTGTCGGCTTCATCGTTCTCATTTGGAACGAGTACCTTGCTAAGCCTATGTAGTACGATTTCCATATCTGTTACTTTTGTTATGTGTCGGCAAAGCTAAACCCTGCCGACACTTTTTCTCTGTTATCTATTGGGTTGCTGCATTGGGATATACTTCTGTGTGAAGCCCTGCATCACTGTACCAAGACTATTCATTGCGTCGGCGCGTGTAGAAGCATCGGGGGCTTCAAGCACTTTCACCATAGCCGATTTATAGTCAAGGACTGCCTGTCTGCACAATGCAGCTTCATCGGGTGTCTTGGCTCCGAGATAGAACTTCACTATCTTGTTGAAGTTACCATCCATCTGCTTGAACATCTTATAAGTTGCAAAGGCGTTGGGGTCGCTCTGTGCATCAGCCATCAGTTGTGCTGCCTCCACGTAATCGGTCTTCGCCGTTTTCTTGGCTTCCTTTACCTTGGCATCGACACCCTTATACACTTCCTCGTATTGCAGGTAGGCTTCATTAACATGTTTGTCGCCCATTTGCTCGGTGCGCTCTTTGATGGTCTTGTTTGCCTTGTCGGTAAACTTCTTGATACGCTCCTCGTCACCCCATGACCAAGGAGAGAAGAAACGTCCACGCTTCACCTTGAACTGGGCATATCGCTCTGCAAGTTGTGCAGGGGTGTACTTGCTCACTTCGTCACCGCTCAAACCAACCTCGTCGAAATACATCTTGTCGATTTGGCTCTGCGGTACTTGCAAGATGCGAGAAATACAGATGGTTGCCTCGTGTGCCAGTGTTGGGTCGTCACCACAAGCGTCCATGATAGACAGGGCTACGTCGGTAATGCTCTGTGGGTTCACACCGAGACCTGCTTGAACAATGAGGTTTATCATGTCGTTCAAAGCCTCGGTATGCTGACCGTTGCCCAACTTTTGGAACGCTGCCATGATGTCACTCGTCAATGGCATGTCCTTACTCAGATAGGCAGGATTGCCCTCAGCAGTTAGCATCATCTGTCCTGCCTGGCTCATAAGGTCTCCACCTGTCAGACCCTCGACACTGCCAAACGCGGTGTGCGCCCATACATCATCCCACATCTTCTGCTTCTCGTCTTCATCGTCGCCGAACAGCAGATAGGGCAGGTATGCACCCAAGTTCCATGCAAACTGCATAATGTAGCCGAATGTGGCAACGCGCAGGGTATCTTTCAGCAACTGCCGTCTGAACTTGCGCTTGGCGTTCTGCTCTGCCTGCGCCTCGTCGATGCCGTCACGCACATACTGCTTCTTCATAAACTCGATGCTTCTTGCACGTCCTCCCGGTGTGAGGTTGTGTTTGAAGCTGCGGAATGCGTCGTGTAACTGTCGCTGATAAGACATAGAGGCATTGCGGAACACCGTGAACAACACGGACAACCAAGACCTATCAACCTGCATCGTCGAGGTAAATGCGCCCTCGCTTGACTGCTGGGTCTGATTGTAAAGCACCTCTGCATCCTGCACGGCTTTCTTCTCTGCGTCGGCTTCGCTGTAACCATCACGCAGGTATTGGGCAAGGCGTGTCTGATACATCGAATGTGCGCCGATGCTGACTGTGAGAGCATCGACAAAGGCATTAGGCGACATACCTGCACGGCTTGCAAGTTGCATGAGGCGTGTGCGCCACATCTTCCAGTCCATATCAGATTTCAACAGACGTGGGTCGCCACTCATACGGCTACGCCAACGTTCGCTGAAAATTGGCAGATGCTCCATGCTCCATTTCCATGCTCCTACAGGGTTAGCAATGTTCATCAACAAGTAGTCTGTTCTTGCTTCGGGAATGTATGCCGGCATGGAAAGGAACTGCTTTAAGGCTGTAAACATTCTGAACGACACCTTTGCTGCCGTTACGCCCTTGGCAAAGTTCACTGCGGCTTCATCCAACTTTGTACGCGGCGGCCTGTAGGTTCCTGCTGCCATTTGGCAAACGTCGTTAAATTTCTTCCACAACTCTTTACCACTGCCATAGATGGTAGTCATGTTCTGAACTTGGTTACGGAAACGCTTGTAGGTGCGCAGCGTGTTGATGTCGCGGTTAAACTCTGCAAAGGCGTTCCAGTGTTCCATCTGTGCCACATGGTCAAGTATCACGCTCAATGCGTCTGCACCTGTGATGTCAAGGGCAAGGGCATTGCGTCTGCGCTTGATAATGCTGCCAGTAGCGGTGCTGATGCCGTCACTCTTGTCGGGATTGTCAAGGTCTTCGGGCTTATCGGCACGGGCATTGGCAAGTATCTTCAATGGGAAGTAATGCTCAATAGCGGCCATGGAAGCACCAAACATTCGCTTGTGCGTCTCGTTGTACTCGTTGCGCGTCTGCACAAGGAACTCGTCTTGCAGCCAGTCGGCAAGTTCTATCAATCGTGGGTCAAGCACTTCTTCGATGTCTGCCACATTCTCCTCGGTGATACCCATCTTGCGCAACTTCATACGTCCGTCAAGCATCTTGTTCACCATGTAGATGTACATGAGGTTGCCTTGCGTCATTTCGCGCTCCTGCATTTCACCACCGTTCCAAAACGACACTGTGCCTTTTGGCAGTTTGCCGACACGACGGATAAGGTCGCCCCACGTCTTCACCTTGCCACCGAACAACTCTGCGGCTTTGGCATCAAGTATGGCGTATTTGTCGCGCACACCGTTTATTTCTTTCTGACGTGCATCAATCCAGCCTCTCATGAAGCGGTTATACAGGTAGCCCTCGCCGTTGGCACTCTTGCTTCCGAACATTCTCAACATCTGGTCAAAGGTGGCGAGAGGAGCAAACAGGAACGATACAAATGAGTTGTTGACGAACTTGTCAGCAAATGTCGGCTTATAATGTTCGTCGCTCGGTCTGCCCTCCATGTCGCTGTTTGCATTGTGCTGTATCTCACGGATGCGCTGTTTCTCGGCTTCCTTGAAGTCCTTGGCGTTGGCAATGCTCTCGCGGAGGCTGTCAGACAACCTGCCTACAAGGTCGAAGTAACTCTGCGCTCTCTCAATCTTGTTCTGACGGATAGCCTCTTGCAGACTGGCAATGTACTGGCGGTAACTGTCGGTGGCACGGTCGCGCTCGCTGGCATCGTCATGTGCCTGTTTGATTTCCTCACGCAGTTTGCGCTCCTCTACCTTGCTGTCCTTGATGTTCTCGGCATACTCCAGTGCAAGTTGCAGTCCTGTGTACTCCAATGCTGCTTCATCGGCTACTGCCACATCGCTGCTGCCCATACGCTGCTGTGCCTCGCTGATGGCTTCCTCGATGTCGGTCTTCTCCCATCCGCGTGTCTTCTTAAACACTTTCATGATGTGCGCTCCGGCTGGGTCGAGTTGACCTTGCACCTCAACACCTCTTGCATCTACTTTGCTGCCTCTGATGGCTTCAAGTTCGTGCAGGGTGTCCTCGGCGTGCTTCAACTGATTGTCCACCATGATGTCCATCACCTTTTGCACATCACCCTCGATGTCATTGTGTCCTACGCTGTTCTTTACGGCTGCAAGCAAGCGTTTCACTTCCTGCTGAGTCAGTCCGTTCAGATAGCCGTTATTCATCAGCACACGCGCAAGGTCGGCGACACGTTTCACGGTGGTCATGTCAAAGGTACGCTGTAGGCTCATTGCCTTGCGCAAGTCGGAGAGGTTGCCACCGATGGCACGCATGGCATCATTGCGCAACGTCTTGTTGTCACGGTGATTGTTAGCCAGTCGGGTTGCTGCTGCCGTGATACGCTCCTGTAAACCTAAACTTTGGTCATTCCAAATGTCCTCCGTTTCTTCCGGGTCACGGTACAAATCGGTACTTTCATCGGCTAATTTGCTCTGTTCAAGCAAATTTTTCCCTGTATCGTACGATTTTTCAACATTTTTGATTACCTTTGCAACTGCTACAGGTACTAAAGCATTGACTTTAGACGTGTGGCTACCATTCGGAGTGTTCGGCGTTTCTTCGTCGAGCACTTCGATTTTTTGTACCTCATAAGCGTGTACAGCATTACCCTCATTAAAGCGTCTATCTTCACGCATCAATGTCATGACACGATAAGGTACGCCATCAACAACCACTGCACCGTAGAAGCGGTGCATCAATGCTTTGTCGTTGATGATGCTTGTGTTACGTTCACCTTTCTCATTCTTTAAGTAGTCCGGGTGTTCCTCTACCTCAATACTCTGTCCGATGATTTCGTCAAGATGTTCTGCCATTGCGATGTGTACACCCTTATTGACGCTCTTAGCTTGCTGCTTCGGGTTAAGGCTTTCTTCTACTGCACTTCCCGAAATTGAGTAATCAAACGTTGCACCGAAATTGTCATAGCGTAAAGTTCTCGCTTTTCCATTGGGCGCAAATTTCGCCTTGGCAGCTTCGATGGCTTGCCGTGTTGCCTCTGCAATGTTTCCAGTATAATGATGCCTCGGCACATCCACCACTTTCACCTGTGCATCATTAAGACCAGGCATAACCGTTCCCTTATTCTCTGCGGCTCGTCTCTGACGTGCCTTGAATGTTTCGGGAGCATCGCCCATGTTGTAACGTGCCTCGTCTGTCAGCCCAAGTTCCTCACGCTTCACGATGTCACGCGCAAGGTCTATTGGGTGTTCCTTGCCACGCTCCAAACGCTCCTTGCTGCGCCACAAGATGTAACGCAGTTCGTTGTCGCCAAGTTCAAACCACTTCGGCAACTTCAACGAGCCAAGGAACTTGTCAAGCAATCTGCGGACGGTGGCTTTGATTTTCTGCCATAAGGTACGCTCGCCCTCGCTGAACTCCTCAAACGGTTTCTCTGCCATGCGTCCAAACAACTCGTCAACAGCGGTGCGTCTGTGCTGCTCGTAACTCTTGGCACGATTTCCGTTCTTGGTCGTATCGTCGATAAAGGCACGACCTGCAGCATCATCAACGCCTTTTTTCAAGTCGTCGCGCAAATGCTGATAGGTCTCGTCAAGGAACTCGTCGTAATTTTCTTCTCCGACAAGTTCACGCAAACCCTTATGGGCAATAGTCTCATGCCCGACACTGGCTTTCACATCGTCAATGTTTTTGTTGTTGTCAAGAACGATGTTCACCTGTCCTGTGGCTGTGTCATACCAGCCTTTGGACTTGCGCCTACGCTCTTGCACCGCTGCATTTTGGTGTGTGATTTCGTTCACGTCCTCAATGATATTGATGTCCGTGTGCAACTTCTCACCCATCTGCTGAACGGCACTGCGCATCATGTCGCGGTCTTCCTGCATGGTACGCTTCACCTTGGCGTTAAGTGCTTCCACCTGTTCGTCAGTGATAGCACCAGCCTGTCGCTGTTGAGGCTCACGACCTGCGGCTTCTACCATTGCATCAACCTCACTCGGTTTAAGAATGCGGTTTACTTTCATTGCACCAGTGATAACCCAAGGGTCTGTGTTCGGGTCGGGATTGGTGCGATACCTGTATGAACCGTTTTCGGGCAGTCGTGGCAGACCTGCAAGCGAGTGTTGGAACTTTCCGCTTGCGTTCATGCCGTAACTCATGGCTTCCTCTTGGTAGTCCACATCGTTCGCATACTCCACCTCTGCCCACACAAAGTTTGCAGGGAACAACTCACGTTGTCCTGTTTCGGGGTTCATGCGGTTGAACTGGAGTGCATAAGGTATCTCGCCCAAGTGCCAACCGGGACGGTATGCCAACTTTCCGCTACCTCCCTGTGTTCCCTTGCCACCTGCCTTAACCTGCTGGCGACCTGTCTTTGTAACACCTGCAACTGGGGCTGCATCTGCATCAAGCCATACACCCACTGGGGTAGCCTCACCGTTGGGGTTGGCTACCATTGGAGGATAAAGTTTACCGTCTTTCAGCACGAACACCTTATAGCCGATGCCCGTCTTTGTTGGCGGTGCATCTTCGCGGATGCGGTACTTGGCGGTGTCCTCATCGGATGTAGGCTTACTTTCTTCGTCTGACAACTTCTTGTATTCATCATCGAGACGCTTCTTTTCTTTCAGAGCCTCGTCCAGTTCGGCTTGCTTTGGGAATTTGTTTTCACCGGGGTCTGCTCCTTTGAGTTGGTTGTTTACGTCTTCCAAGTTACGCTCATAGACCTTACGGTTACTATATACCTTTTGCAGAAGATTACGGAACGCGACACCTGCAGCGGTATCATCATCACTCACCTCTACGGTGTACTTAATACCTCCGTAACTGTCTAACTCTGCAACAGGCTTACCAAACAAACCTGCATCGGTAATAGGTACAGTAATGTTGGCTTTCTGATTGAAACCTGTTAACTGCACTTTCTTGCCTTGCTTCAGCAAAGAGTGTATGTATTCACCAGCCTCTTTCGGCTTGTCAAAGGTACGACGTGAAGAATAATCGTCTTTCACGGACACGGTTACAGTAGTAGGATATTTGCCCTCCTCGTCAGGTGTGAACCCTCCACGCTCCAAATCGCGGACATCACTGGCATTGAGACTTAATAGTCGTTCAAAATTGCGTTTTTTCTGTTGAAGTTCCTCATAACGTGAACGTCTGCGCTGCCAATCGCTTTCGTAGGCTCGCTTGGCACGACGCAGTTTCTCCACCTTTTTGTCCTGTTTCGACTTCTCAAAGATAACGGGATTGCCCGAAAGCATGGCTACCACCTCGGCAGGGTCGAAATCACCCTCCGCGTCACCCTCATCAAAGGTTCGCTCGCCAATGGTGCCGCTCTTGAACTGAGCGAACAACTTGCCTTTGGTTTCCTGCAACTGGTACTTATACATGTCAAGACTGCCCTCGGTAGCGTAGAAGTAAACATCTACGTTGTCATCGTTGAAATCTCGCGCTATCTCGTTTCCTTGACGCACGCCACGACCCTCACGCTGTTCGCGGTCTGCTGGTGTCCAAGGCACATCGACATGGTGCATGGCAACGATGCGTTTCTGAACGTTCACACCAGTACCCATGTTCTTGGTGCCACCAATGAGAATACGCACGCTTCCATCGTTCACCTTGGCAAACAATGCCTTGCGTTTCTCGTCTGTGCCGGCTTCGTGAATATCTGCAATCTCCTTGCGAGGTATGCCGTAATCGTTTACAAGTCGGTTGATGATGTCAGAATAAGCATCGTATTTCTTTCCATTACCTGGTACTCCGGTGTCACAGAAGATAAGTTGTGTGCCTTTCTGCCCTGCAAACTGGTCGTAAATCTTCTTGACGTTCTCACAAACAGCAGGTATCTTGCCACCCTCGCTATCGTAGGCTTCATCAATCAGTCGGGGATTGATGGCAGCTTTCGCTGACAAGGTACTGGCAAGCAAACCCCAAGGTGTGGTGTCCTTGCTGTCAATGCCGAAATACATGCCGTCCTTGTTCTTAACCATTTTCACAATCTCGGCATTTATCTCCTGCATGATGTCTGATTGGGGAACGGTAACAACGTGGCTGCGCATCTTCGGCTTTGGCAGTTTCAAGTTCAAGTCGTTGCGTACATCGGCAATCTCCGCATACATCTTTGACAGTTCGGGAATATTAGTCAGCGAACGGAAACGGTCTTTCTCTTTCAGTTCATTGGTAACACCATACTCCAACTCTGCTGTATGAATAGCATAGTTTCCTGCCCAAGCGTCAAACGTGGTCATACCTAAACGCTCCATTTCGGATGGACGCAAATAGTTCAGCAAGTGGTATATTTCACTGAGGCTGTTGCTGATAGTTGTTCCCGAAAGGAACACTGTTCCTCGGTCGCCTTGGTGCATACGTTGCAGATAGCGAACACCGTTAAGCAAGGCAATGGCTCGCTGACTTCCTTGTTTGTCGCCAAGTCCTGCCACACGGTCGTAGGTGCTGACGTATGGCAAACTCTTGAAATGCTGGCACTCATCTACAAACAGATAATCAACACCCAAGCCCTCAAAGGTAAACTCACGGTCTATCTTTCTGTCGAGCAGTTTGTCAAGTTTGGCTTCAAGGTTAGCCTTGCGTTTCTCCAGTCCCTTTATCTGTTTCTTGGTGAGTTGGTTCTTGTCGCTCTGTCCGTACAGGTATTCAATGGCTGCGTCAAGTTGCATCATCTGTTCGTCGATAACACCACGCTCCACTTCTTCAGTGTGCGGCAGCATACAATACTGGTCATGGCTCAATATCACGCAGTCATAGTCATTTAGCGCGATTTGTGACATAAACCGTTTGCGGTTCTCCTTTGAGAAGTCCTTTTCGGTCGGTGCCAAGATACGGGCGGCTGGGTATGCTTCGCGAAACTCCTTTGCAATCTGTGCGACTGTGGCTTTCAAACCGATAATCATAGGTTTCTTGGCTATTCCCATACGGCGCATTTCCATAATGGCACTCTGCATCACAAGGGTCTTACCTGCTCCTACGATATGGTCAACGATGCCGCCACGGTTGTTGATAAGCATCCAAACGGCATCTTTCTGATGGGGGCGCAACTCTTTACCCATAAGCCCAGCCACATTGAGGTGAGAACCGTCAAACTTGCGTAACACTGTTCGATTGAACTTGTCATTATACAGGCGCATCAACATTTCTTCGCGCTCCGGGTTCTGACTGAGCCAGTCTTCAAATGCGGTACGCAGGTCTTGTATCTTATTGTTCAGCAACTCGGTTTCCTCCTTGTTGAGAACTTTAATTTCCTTACCATCCTCCTTAATGGTATCGAATACGGAAAGGCTCTTGTCTTGCAGGGCTGCGGTAAACACTTCTGATGCTGCACGGCGACTGGTGCGCCACGCGTCAGCCTCACCACCAAGTTCATTGTTGGCGACATTTACCACGTACTGGTCAACTTCGGGCATATACTCAACACCGCTCTTGTTGCCTTTCCAGTCATTCTTACGAATACCGAACATATCAAACATGAAATCGGTATAGACTTCTGCAGGTATCCATCTTGCACCCATTCTGATGCTGATGTCCTCAAACGGAATGTCTTTCGGCTGCACGGCTTCAAGTGCTTCCACGTTACGCTCAAAGGATTTGTCCTGCTTCGCGGCTTCGCGTGCCTGTTCAAGTTTTGTCTTAACGTCGCCACTCAAATAGGCATCTGCTGTCTCAAACACATCTTCAGTGAATGGTGTCCTAAACAACGTCTCTCCACATTGCTCTGCCCAACTCTCACCTAATACGTCCTCCATGAACGACGGATTGATTTCTCCGTACTCGGCAAGTGACAGGCTGATGGCATCTGCTGGGGTTTTGGCTGTTGACAGGTCAAGTGCCGGCTTGATAGTGTTCTTTGTAAAGATGTCGGACAGACCATCAAACTTACCTTCTTTCCAACGCTCCAGCGAGCGTAAGGTGTAACCGTCGATGTCTTCGGTGAGGAAGTCGTTTTCCTTGTTGTTCAAATGTCCGAACTTCTTAACGTAGGCATCGTAGGCACCCTGCAACTTATTACGCAGTTCTTTCAGCACATCTTCCTTTGTGCCTCCTATCTCTGCCGCAATCAGTTCTTTCATTGCCTCGCGGATAGGAAGCATGGCACGAATGCGGCTTGCCTTGGCTTTCAATGACGGCATTTCATTGAACGTACTGGTAACATCACCATACTTGTTCTTGTTGCTGGTGACGATACCAAACATGCCGTCCTGCTCTACGATATTGCCGCTGCTGATAAAGTTACCGTCACCCTTGTAGGCTTCCGAGACGGCTTGATGCACCTCGCGCTCGGTCTTGTGCGTGTCAAAGAGTTTGCCCTTGCGGTCGCCGACAATCTTCTTTTCCACAATCTTGCTCATGGCATTGGCAAGTTCATCGGTTCCCAAGCTGCTGCCAAGTCCGAACTCGTCGGCACGGTACTGACCTCCTGCCTTGGCATCGCCAATCATCATGCCTTTGTTCTTGGTGAAGTAACCGTTTACCGTAACCTTGTAGGTTTTGCCGTCTGTCGGGTTGGTAAGTTGTAACTCTCCAGAAGAGAGGAAAGGCTTTTCTATATTGGCGGTGTAGTCTTCATTACCGCGAATGGCGGCACGGTCTGCATCATCCTTGTATTTACGCAGGAAGATAACATCGGTAACAACCGAAGTTCCTGCTCCCTTGAATGTGTTATCGGGAAGACGGACAACACCTAACACCTCTGCTTGGTCGGCAAGGTGTTCTCTGATAATCTGATTTCCCTTGGTGTCGAGGATGGCGTTACTTGTCATGATAACACACAGTCCGCCCGGACGTGTATTGTCAAGCATCTTCACGGCAAAGTAGTTGTGTATCTTGCCTTGTGCTGCCTTACGTACAGGGCTGCTGTCGTGCTTCCATGTCTTATCGGTCACGCTGATGCTGCCGAATGGAATGTTACTCATCACAACATCGTATGCGTTATCGGCTGTTCCTGCCTGTTCGTAGCCCGTGACAAGCACGTTGGCATCGGGGTAGAGATTACGGGCTATCTGTCCTGTCAGCCAGTCCAGTTCAATGCCGTGTATCATAGTGCGCTGCTGCACTCCTTTCGACATCGTACCCTCAAACACGCCGTTACCCATTGATGGGTCAAGCATGGAGCCGCCTTTGAAACCTGCCAACTCTGCAAAGCGGTTCATCACCTTGGCAATGCCGGTTGGTGTGTAGTAAGACGTAAGGGCTGCACGGTTGATGGCTGAAAGTACGCCACGTTCACCTTTGGGGTCGAGTTCGTCGATAACATCTGCAAGACGACCAAGTAACTTGCCTTGCTCCGTCGGTGTTCCCCAACGGTCAGTAAAACTGCGACGCATCATGTCGGTGGAGTAGGCTCTACCAAGTTCCACTCCTCCCCAGCCACGATATTTGCCAAGGATTTCTCTTTCTTCGGCGGTCGCCTCGCGTCCCTCTTTCATCAAAGTGCGCACAACCTCCAAAGCCTCAACATTCGCCGAAAGACGCTGTTGAGGTGTCATGTTATCTATCGCCGAAGCATCTTCGGGATAGAGGTAGTTACGTGTGAATTTGGGTTCGGGTTGCTTGGAAGACTTTACATTTCCTCGTCTTCCTGTTGGCTGCGAAGTTCCTTGGCTTTCGTCAGCAGTTCCGGCAATGGCACTTCGTCCATCCTCATCTGCTCTATCTCGAACGCGTTGTCCTCGTTCAGACAACGGCTGTCCTGCTTCACTTGCCAAGTTATCTCCTCCCTCAGCACTTCCGCTGCTCCTCCGTCCGGGTACTCCCGTTCGTGTTCCATCAGCCACTGCGCCTGTCTCGTCTGAAACTCCTGTAGTTTCTCCTCGCTCAGTTCCTCCAGTGCTTCGGGTGTCCAATACTCCGTCTCGGTCAGCAGGTACACTGCCCACCGACCCATCTTCTCGGCTGAAGCCTTTAGTGTTGTCAGTTCTTGCTGTGTCATTGTCTTTGCTGTTTAATTCGTCTTCGCCAAACAGACCACTGAACAAGTCGGGTATGGTTTGCTCATGCAAAGATACTGATTTTTTCTTAGATTTACTACCTTTCGATGTTTTTTCTTTCTGATTTCCTGCATTTTCCGCTGCTACACGCTGCGCCATTGCTACATAGTCCTCTGCTGGTAGCCATTCTTGACACACGCTTCTGATACCATGCAACATCTGTGGCACGGTAACATCAACAGGGAAGAAGTTATTTGCACGTAGGTAATCACGTCCTCCGTTAGGTAGGTTCTTCTCTGGACGGAACATGATACCTTTCAGCACAAGGTTGTCGCGATTGTTTTCATAATCGGGTTCCAGCATGAAGTCGATATACAACTCCACGCCCTTGTCGCGGTTCAACATAAAGCGCATGGTAACATCACCACCTGCAGGTGCGATGTTTGCCGTCACGCTCTTTTGCTTCTTGCCCTTGGTATCATACACAACAGGGTCGCTGATGCCGAGTTCCTTTGTCAGCGTCTTAAACAACTCTGTGACATTCTTCACGGCTTTCTTCTCGGCATTACGCATGTAGCCGTATGCCTCGTTGAAGTCGCTCTCCACTGGCTCTGCCTCATAGTAACCAAGCAATGCCAGTTGGTCGTTCACCTTGTCGATGGCATCGTCAATGCTCTTTGCAAGGTCGTTTACTTCTCGCTCACTTCTTGCAGACGGGAGTTTACTTTCGACTTCGCTTGCAACAGTTGCTGCTTCGCTTGCAAGAGCCTCTGTATTTGCTGCGACTTCTTGCTCTGTTTCTTTTCTTTGCTCATTGCGTTCTTGTTTTAGTTTGTCGGTTGCCTCCTTTGCCTCACGCTCGGCTGCTTGCTCGCGCACGATGTGTTCAGCGGTGGCAACAATATCCTTTGCACCCTCTTTGTCGAAGTTCATCACATCGAATGTGCGTACCTCGTCGTAAGGGGTCAGTTCTTTTTCATACTCTGCCATTTCGGGCAGGTCACGCGCTCCGTTGTAGAATGATTTGAGATACGGACGCACATTCTCGCCAAGGGCTTCAATCATCTGCTTGGCAAACTCGGCAAACTTTCGTGCGCCATGTTTCAGCATGAGGTAACTCATTTCCACACCAAGGGCAAACGCTTCGGGGTCAATTCCCATGTTCAACTGACCACCAAGTTTCTGACGCAAACGCCTACGAAGTTCCTCAAAGTGTTCTGCATCTGCATCGTCAACCCACTTGCTCTTGGCTTTCTTCTCCTCCTGCTTGGGCTGCTCGGTGCTTTCCTCCTGTTGCTGTTCCTCAGTGTGGTCGCTCAACTTGGCTTCGCCCTTTTCATTGAGTTCACCCATAAGGCTCTCTACATTGACTTTCTTCGGCTGTGTGGTCGCAGGTTCGCGTTTGGGTACTTCCACATTCTCCCAGTCTGTAACCTCATACATGACTGGTGCCAAGCCAACATCAAGCGTTACTTGTCTTGCATCTGCATCATGGATGGTTACTTCCTTGCCTTTATACATAATCTTGTCGCCCAATTTCACGCCATGAGCGGCAAGAGCATCGTCGCGCTCTGTCTCTGCCATCTTCCTACGGATGTCAACAAGGAACTGCTCGTATGCCTTTCTGCGTCCGTTGAGGTTGGCAAGTGCGTCAAATGCCTGTGGAATTGTCTCACCTGCTGCGGTAGCCATGCCGTCCTCAATGGTCTTGGCACGCTTGCGCAGGTCGCGGATAACATTTTCAATACTCTTGATATTGGGGATTGCTCCACGCTTACGGTCATTGAGTACGTTGCGAAGTCCTGTCAGTGTCTTGTCATAGACATCATCCTCGCGGTCATAGTAATACTGTGGAGTGGTCTGTGGCTCTTGCTCTACCTTGATGGTTTCATCAACGGCTTTCATATCTGCCTGTTCGGTGACTGTTGCCACGTCTTCTACAGACAAAGGCTGTGCATCCTGCACGGCTTCCTCATTGCTCAAAGCCTCTGCAAGTGCTTTCGCGCTATCCTCGTCGCGCATCATGAAACCGCCTTTCTCTCTATCCCACCAACCACGGCTTTCCTTTGCGAGTTCCTTGCCGGCACGAATTTCATCTTTCGACAACTCTCTACCGAAAGTAACAAGGTGCATCGGTGTGGTCTTACCTTTCTTGTTGGTGTAGGTGGTCGGCTCGATGGAGTAACCTGCGGTCGGCTGCTCGCCAAGTTGGGTGTCGCCAAGAGGCTTCACGCTGCTGTAATCCGCAAACGGCTTCGTCTTGCGGTGGCTGCTGTCAATCCACTTCTTGAACTCCTCTTTGCTGACAGTAGTAATGGCACCAAGTCCCTGCCAACCGTCTTCATAGTTGGAGAGGTATGCCTTTCGTGCGCTCTCGATGTCGGGGAAACCATACATCACCTTGTGCTCGTCAAAACTGCCGTCCTTGTTCACTTGGTCAACGACAAACACATCACCCTGCGAGGGGTCTTCGGAGAAGAACACGTCGATGTGGTCGCCATCAACGCCCTCTGTGCCGCGAATGTATCCGTAGGTGTTCTGCATTTCCTGCTCCCACTGCTTGCCGCTGGCATCTGTACCACGACGTACAGAACCTTTCGGGTTCTCGATGGTAACGTCGTAGCCATCTATCTTGACGTGTCCTTTCTTGTAGTTACCTGCCTCTTTCTGTGCTTCGGTAGGCTCGGTATTGGTTTCCTGCTCGGCTGCTGCCAATGCTGTTTGCACGGCATTAGGCTCTGCTTCTACTGGTTCAGTAGCCTCAACAGGTTCTGCCTCTACTGGTGCAGGTTCGGCACTGGGTTCTGCTGTTTCTTCGCCATCTGTGCTGACTGCTGGAGGAGTGCCATCTTGTTGAACGCTCTCTGCTTTTCTTCGCTCCACGGCTTCTGCCCGGGCTGCTTCGATTTCTTTTCGTTTGCCATAATTCTCGTTTATAAATGTGATTACGTCTCGCAAGATGTCCTCGCGGCTCTGAATGCCACCTGCGAACAGGTCGGCTTGTCCTACTGCGCTTTGTCTCGCGTTGTTATTGTATAATTGAAGTGTAGTCTTCAGCAAGGTAACGCGCTTGTCATTCAGCGCGTCAGCAAGCATCAGCATGGTAGCATTATTGAAGTCTGCTACGGTCTGCAACTCGTCGGGGTCAGCGAACAACACACCTTGACGTGCGTATGTGCTGACTATCTCGCCGTACTTGGCACCGCCTTGTCGTGCATCAAAACACAACTTCACGGCATCTGCCAACTCTCCCTGCAAAGACCAGTCGCCACCAAGGGCAATGTTATCGACAATCTCACCAAGTGCGGTGATAACGGTCTGACGCATGGCTGGCTCTGCCGTGAGCATACGCACTACTTCGGGGTCGCCCTCAAAGGCTTTGCCGATGAGCATATTTTCCAAAAACTCACGACCGACGGCACTCAGTTTCTCCTGTCCGCGAACACCGTCAACCATTTCTGCTAACTGCGCCTGTGGAACAACACCTGCATTGTGCAGGTCATAGACTGCGCCAAGGCTCGCTTCTGCATCGTTGTAGAAGTCGCCAAGCGTGTCATAGCCGTTGATGGTTCTGACAATACCCTTGAAACTATCGTCGTTCACTGTCTTGCCAAGTTTCACGGCTTGCTCAGTCTTGTTCTGCGACTTCATTTCCTGTTGGTTGAACTTCGCAAAGGTCTCTGCCGTGTATGGCATTGCCTCATCGGGAACGAATGACACACGCGGATGCTGCATCGCTTCAACCTGTTCGGGAGTGAAGCCAAATTTGGGCGCGTACTCTTTCAGATAGTTCACGTATGCGCCATCGGTATTGTCACGCGCTGCCAGTTCACCGGCCATGGTACGACCGTTGCCCGATAACACAACACCATCGTTGCTGACAACTGGAACACTCTGCAAGGCTCGCTGGTCATATTGACGCGCAATGCTCTGTGTATGCTCCTGCGCGTCGTGGTCTCGCTCATAGTCGCGGTCGTTCACGCTGTTGTCGTTGGCATCCATCGGGAAACCGTCAGTCTTCTGCCATGTTTCGGGGTTGTGGCTTGGGGATGATGCACCACTCTCATGCAGGACGTAATGACCTTTCAGCGGTGTTCCGTCGGGCAGCATGATTTCGTCGCGGTGTCCGTCAACCTTTGTGGCATTGTTCCACTTCTCGGTAATGGCTGGCATCGGGTTCTCGTTGCCAACTGCCTTACGCTCTGCCTCGGCTTGCTTGCGTGCCTCATATTCGGCTTGTGCCTCTGCAACGGCTTCATCATGACGCACGGCATCCTCTGCCGCTCTGCGTTCATTCTCCACACGCTGTATATCGTTCTGAATGTTGCGCACTTGCTGCCAGTAGTCCAATACGCGCTGTGCCTCGTCAATCTTCTCTTGACGTTTCGCCTTTGCCTCGTTGTACTTCTTGATGCTGGTGCCAACTCTTGGCATCTGTGCCGACTTCGCCTTGACAAGTGCGCTCTGCGCTGCCTGTGTCTGCGCTGCAATAAATTCGTTACCCTCACTGCGTGATAGTCCTGCCTCGTTGAAAATGTAGGCATGGGCGCGTTCGGGTGTGGTGGCTTGCCAGTCTTCTTCACCATCCTCACCAACAGGCATAGGCTCTGCCGTTGGCTGCTCAGTTGGTTGTGCAGGTGCTTCGGCTGGTTGTGCCGGTTGAGGCTCTACCGTCTGCACTGGCTCCTGTACTTGCTGTGGTGCAACTTCCGTTGGCTGCTCAACAGGTGGGGGAGTAGTCTCTACCGTTGCAGGTGTTTCAGCGGAGGCTTCTTGTACTGGTGCTGCTTCGGGCTGCTGTGGTGCAACGTGGCTCACAACCTTATCAACGAGTTTGTCTTCATGGTCGTGCTTTACCTCGCCGTCCATGAAATACTCGATGATGTTTCCGTTTGCATCGGGAACAAAACTGCCGTTCTCATAGCGCACACGTCCCATCACCATTGCAGGTTTCTCGCTGCCGTCCTCGTCGCGGATAGTCAACTCCATGTCGGCTGTATAGTCGGCT